ATGCCTGCGGTTACATACAACGGTTATTTACAGTCTATTACGTTTATATTCATCTTGTCGGACGACTCTGCCGAAATTATTTTTGTCCAACTTAAAAAAGCAGAGTTTATGCGCAGTACTTTCAAGGTCTTGTTCTACCTCAAACGAACAAAGAGCACCCCGCGAGCAGTCTATCCGGTTATGGGCCGCATCACGGTCAACGGCACGATTTCACAGTTCAGTGCCAAGATCAACGTTCCGGAACAACTGTGGGAGGTTAAAGGCGGCCGAGCCAAAGGCAAAAGCGTCGAGTCGGAACGCATCAACCGCCATCTGGACAATATCCGCATCCAGATCGGCAAACACTATCAGTCGATTTGCGATCACGATGCCTACGTCACGGCTGAAAAGGTCAAGAATGCCTGGCTGGGTATGGGCGAACGATACCGGACTCTTGTGGATGTTTTCGAACATTACACGAATGATCTTTTCAAACGTATCGGCGTAGATCGCTCGGAAAGTACCTGGTGGCGCTATCGGGCGGTGCTGGGTCATCTCCGGGCCTTTCTGAAACACGAGTACAACCTCCACGATATTCCGCTGCTCGAATTGGAACAGTCGTTCATCGAGCAATACCACGTCTATTTGAAAACTGTCTGCCATTTGAAGGCGGGCAGCGCATGCCGCTACATAGATTGTTTGAACAACGTGGTGAGAATTTCGTTCAACAACGGTCTTATGCCGCGGAATCCGTTCGCTTCCTACAGTTATTCCGCTCCGAAGGAACCGAGAACTTTTCTCAGCGAGAAGGAACTGCGGGTTTTTCAGACGACACGATTGAAGAGTGCCAAACACGAATACCACCGCGACCTGTTTCTCTTTTCCTGTTTTACGGGAATCTGCTACAAAGACATGCGCTATCTGACCTGTGAACAAATCATACCGGACACGGAGGGGCACCTGTGGATACACGGTAACCGTTGCAAGACGGGAGGAGAATATATGGTCAAATTTCTCCCCGCAGCTTTGCGTCTTCTGGAAAAGTATCGCGGAACAGCTCCGTCACCGCTTGCATTCGACATGCCGGGACTTAGCAGTATCAATTGCTCCTTGCGTCGTATTACCAAACAGTGCGGTATCTCACGGCACATAACCTTTCATGCAGCAAGACATTTTCAATCTTCTTTCTTGCTGAGAACAAACGACTTACAAAGAATTGCGGCTTGAATGCTAACGATTTGGAAACGAGCGAAGTTCCGTATCTTACATTGTTTTGCATTAAAACAAAAGAACGCTTTGTTTATCTGCAAATATACAAAAAATCTCTGATAAACACTCTCATATATTAGATTTATTTTTCATAGACTCATAAAAATCGGCATTTGAGAGGAAATCTAAAAGAAAATAGCTAACTTTGCAACCGCATTACACTTGCAGAAGCCCGAAGAGGGATAGTGGGTGGGTGCAACTTTACATAAAGAGCGTTTACTTGACGCTTGTCTTTGACACACCGTAACTTCGCAACTTACAACAACAGTCAAAGGACAAGACAACAGTAGATGTTCACGGTAGGTATATTATGCCTTGCCGTGAATTGTCGTAAATATACATTATTGCATATTTCGATTCGTTCACGCATGGGATTAATATATACCATGCGTGGGCTTTCTGCGTTGTCCGTTCTGACTGTTGGGCAATGCGAAGGCCTTGGTGTGTGGGATGGGCAACAGGCAAGATTCCCACGCTTTTTTTGTTTAGTTCAAATATGCTTTGTATAATCATGGTATCGGGAACTCTGCCATACAAGGAATTTTCAGAAAGCAGAATTAATCTATGTACAAGATTTCCTGGGACTATGAGACTGGTGGAGTTTTGCTTCACTCGCACGTTACTTCAGACACTTTGGGGATAACGCCACGTCCTGTATTCTGGGAAGAGCTTAATTTGTTAAAGTTGAACGAATTAGGTTGGGAATATCCCTACACAGAAGAGCCTTTGATGTGGGCTTGCAACAAGCAATACTTTTATCGTGGGAAATTGATGTTTGAGGTAAAAGGAGCGAATATTTATGATTCTCCTATCGTCCTGTTTCAGAAAGGGAAAGAAAAGGCAACCTTACAATGTGTGGATGTGGCAAAAATGCTACACCGTAACAAAGACTTCCTTTTTCTATTGGAAAGCGAAGCCATTGAATTTATCCGGGACACATATTTGCAATACACATCTGCTAATCGTAGTACTGCACAAGTAGCTTCCAATCAACTTGATTATAACCAGTTACTCGAAAATGCAGAAAAGCGTTATAAAAAGAAAATGGCTATTGTAAAGGAAGATTGCGATAGCTTCGATATTGTACCTCTCGACACAGCCAAAGAGAGTGGCAAACGTATTTTCCATTCCACCAAAATAGACCGCTTTCTCGCTTCTTTCTCCGGCGGGAAAGATAGTCAAGTAGTACTTGACCTTTGCACTCGTGCCATTCCTTCTACAGACTTTGAAGTGATTTATAGCGATACCGGCTATGAGCTTCCTACTTCACTTAACCTTTACGAACAAGTGCGACAGCACTATACATCGTTATATCCCGACTTGAAATTTTCCGTAGCTCGTAATCATGAATCCGTTCTAAACTATTGGGATCAGATAGGCACTCCCAGTGACACGCATCGTTGGTGTTGCTCGGTGATGAAGACCGCCCCTCTCTATCGCATGTTGAAAATTGAGGGGACTAATAAACAAGCAAAAGTATTGGCTTATGAAGGTACACGTTCAGAAGAAAGTGTACGCCGCTCAAAATATGCCCGAATAGGAAAAGGCGTTAAGCATGATGTTGTCATTAACGCACGCCCTATCTTAGAATGGAATACAACAGAAGTTTTCTTATACATACTCAAGCATAATCTTCCCATAAATATCGCATATCGTGCAGGAAAACCGCGCGTAGGATGTTTGATTTGCCCATTTTCTTCGGAATGGGACGACATGATTGTAAATAAGATGTTTCCAAAAGAACTTTCTCCGTTTTTAACTCGCTTGGAAAACTGGGCTGATTTGAGGAATATCCCAAACAAAAACGAATACATAAAAGGACATAAATGGAAACTGAGGGCAAGTGGGAAACACGTAAAATCAATGTCTTCCGTGGCGTTTAAACAACTAAAAAATGATTTAATTGCAACAATTGAAAGTGCAAGACAAGATTTTTTCGTTTGGATAAGTACCATTGGAAAGATAAACACAAGAAGAGAGGATCAAACTATCGTAGGAGAATTGAAATATAAAGATAATATTTACAAGTTTGATATTTCTTACCTTGATTCTTCAAAATCAAATTATACGGTTCATTTTTACAATGTGACAGATATAACCTTTAGTAGCTTACTGAAAAGGGCAATGTATAAAACGACTTATTGCATTCAATGTGAAGCGTGTGAAGTTGAATGCCCTTCAGGAGCATTAAGTGTCTATCCAACCGTAAATGTAGATGAACAAAAGTGTATCCATTGCTATAAATGTTTGAATTTTCATAATAAAGGCTGCATTGTAGCAGACTCATTAAGTATGACACAAAATGATAATGAAAAGCTGAATGGCATCAGTGCTTATGGTACATTCGGTCTTCGTGATGAATGGTTGAACGAGTTCTTTATCAATCCTGGAGATTTTTGGAATAACAATTCTCTTGGGAAGAAGCAGGTCCCTTCTTTTAAAAGCTGGTTAAAGGATTCCGAAATCATTGATACTAAGAACAAAATCACTCCATTAGGAGAAGTACTTGCCCAAATGTATCAAGATATGCCGGACATTGTATGGGAGGTTATATGGATTAATTTGACCTATAATTCACCTTTAATAAAATGGTTTGTTAGAACAATAAAAGTAGGGACTGTCTATTCGAAGAAAATTTTGCAAAGTATTTATGAAGAGCAATATAGTGAAGGATATACTACATTCAAATATTCTTTGGATGCACTATACAACACATTACTCTCTTCTCCGATTGGTAATAGTTTTCATCAAAAAGAAGATATCTCCAAGACTGACGATATTAGGAAATCCCATGATGACATAAGTGACATTGCCGTTGCTTATTCTCTTTATAAGTATGGTAAAACACATTATATAAAATCATTCAGAATAGACGATTTGTATAATAGTAATGATGGAACAGGAATCTTTTTTGAATTTGGACTTAATAAGGCTGATTTTGAAAAGGTTCTAAGAGTTCTTGATACTTCTATCCCAAGATTTCTGACTGCAGAATTAAATATGGGGTTAGATAATATTACGCTTCATGATGAATGGAGTGAAATAAGTATACTCAAATCATTTATAATGTAGGTAGGATTTTTACCTCTCTGAAACAACTAATGCAATGGCAACAAGATATTCAGACTATATCACGATACGTGAATCGAAACCTGCTTATAATATAGGTAGGGAAGAACAAGGAGAATGGGAATCCTTTATTCCCAATGAACAATTCAACGACATATTGCGCAAGGTGGTAAGTGCCGTTCGTAATAATGACCAAGATGCACACAAGTCATTTTGGATTGACGGTACGTATGGTACGGGCAAGAGTCATGCAGCCGCAGTAATCAAGCATTTACTTTGTGATGAAGTGGACGACATTCGTGAATATTTGGACACCGAATATGCATCCCGGCAATACGATTTGTTACGCCAGTCTGTCTATGATGTAAGGAACTGTAAACGTCTTTTCCCTGTTAATCTATATGGTACAGAATCCATCGCACACAAAGAAGACTTTTCACACCGTTTGCAAAGTGCCATAAAAAGGGCATTAAAAGCAGCAGGATTGACCAATTTCTTTGTAAAAACAGACTTTGATGATTATGCTGACCATGTGGAAAGCGAACCTGCCTTTTGGGAAGACATCATCAGCCAAAGTCCCAAACTGGAAGCCTATGCTCCAGATGTGAAGACTTTGGCAAGCAAGTTGCGTACAACTGACACTTCCATACTCACGCAGGTAAAGAGGGCATTAGCAGAACGGCGCATGGATATACGTCTGAATAGTGCCAATATTTGCGATTGGTTTTTTGAGGTACAAGACAAGTTGGCAGAAAATACTGACTACTGCGGATTATTGATTATTTGGGACGAATTTACCGACTTAATGAAATCAGACATGGGGTCGTCATTGTTGGTTGAGCTACAAAAGATAACTGAGCAAGCTATGGAAACTTGTAACAACAGCTATTTCTTCTTTATCTCCCATCCTTCGGCACTGAATAAACTTGATGCGCAAGAACGTACCAAAACTACAGGTCGCTACCATTATATGAAGTATAATATGGAAACGGTGTCGGCATTTAAAATCATGTCACGCAAGTTCCGCATTGCTGATATTGAGGGGTATGAAGCATTAACTACTTCTTTTTTCAATAGCCATGCCGGAATGTTGGCTCGTTATGCAAAGGGAAGCAATAATGTAGAAGATACGATAAAAGACTTGCGTAATCTCTATCCCATTCATCCTGCTACAGCCAATCTTGCCACCTATTATGCACGAGTGGTGGGTTCTTCCTCACGAAGTGTTTTCGAATTTATCGGTGCAAACCAAGCTATACGTGACTTCTTGGAGAGTGAGGTAGCGTTCGCCGAGCATAAAACCATTACGGCTGATTATCTTTGGGATTACGTTATGGAAGTGTTCAACGAAGACCATATTCGTTACGGGGCTGTGACTGAACGCTACAATTCTTATAGGCTACAAGTGAAAAACCAAGGAGTAAACACCTATGCAGTATTCAAGGGTATCTTATTGCTCAATGCTTTAAATAATGTCGCCGGAAACGAAACCGTAACCCCCAGCGAAGAAAATGTGAAAAGTCTTTTTACAGGTACACAAATAGAGCCTCACATAGACGAAATATTGAACTGGCTGAATGATAGTAGTATCATCCAACGTGCTCCGGGCGGATTGTTCTCTATCCAATTCTCCGCACTTCCTCCCAAAGAGATTGAGGAGATTAAATTGGAAATGAAAGCTCAATTCAAATATACCTCACAACTGGTTACGTATGGGCAGGAAGTACGCAAAGCATTCGATACGCTTACTTCTAATGTCAGCCGTCCTGTCAGTATCAATTTCTTTTCCCTCTATGTGAATGAAGCAGCCTTGCTCCATCAGATAGAGAATGCTATAGAAAAAGCGAAAAGCTATGAATTGTTCATTGCTGTAATGCTGGGGCGAAACGATGAAGAGATGAATGAATTGAAAACTATAGTTTCACATGCCTCAAACGATGAACGTTTTACCAATGTTGTCTTTATGGTGTTTGATGCTACTTTCGGTGACGACAATTACGAGCGTTTCATAGAGTACATGGCTAATGCCCAATGCGCAAGTCGCCATAACTTGGCAGACCAACGTGCAGCACACGACAAGAATGCACAAGCCATGATTTCAGATTGGATGAAAGAAGTTCGCCGTAGCAATTTTTCTGTATATGTGAAAGGGGAAAGCGAGACCTTTTCCACCATGAAGCTGGCAACAGCAGTCAATGTAGGCATATCCCCTAAAGTGTTTAGTCGTGGAGCGGAAACGCTTGATTTGCTACGTACTCGTGCGCCTAAGACATTCTGGAAAAATCAGCAAGCCAAAGAAACGGCCAAGAACATATTAATGTTCAATACCTATGATGAAATAATAGGCAAAGCAACAGGTCCGGCTTTACCTCTAAAGTTCTTATTCCAAGATGCAGTAGATGATAATCTTCGCTGGAAAGAAAATGTAGATAAAGAAAACCATCCGCTTTATTTGGTAAGTGAATTCGTCGGCCGAAAAATAAAAAACGCAGACAAGGCAAAAGAGTTTAATTTGGCGGAGAAATTCATCGAATTGACACGCGCGCCTTACGGTTTGTTCCCTTCGTATGCGGGTATCGCCATGCTGTCATTTGCCATGCGACCTTGGATAAACAAAATTTATTCGGTAGATGGCAAGCCCCGATTGGCACAGCACTTGGTGGATGATGTGATGGAAACGTTCAAGTCATGGGAGAACGGAAAGCCAAGTAACAAGATCACTTTTACGTTCGAAACGAAAGAAGCAGGACAACTGAGTAAATTGTTGATAAAGGTATTCAAGTTGAAGTCATTGAAGACCTATTCGGATATCAGCAGTTTGAAAGATGCTCGTTGGGCTATTTCTCATGAATATACAGCAGAAAAAGGTTATCCACTATGGACATTGAAGTATGTAGATGGAACAAACGAGGAAATGTCATCTCTCATTGATAAGATTGTGACAATATCTCTTGACCCAAACATTAACAAAAATCCGTCATTGATGAATGATGCGCTTGATTTGTTGGGACGTTATGAATTTGAGTTCCCTATGCTCCTCAATCGCAGTGGAGCTTTCGAGGAAGGTTATCATAATTTCCTCAAATCTAATGAAATCGTGAATTTGGATAATGAACATTTGCCGGATGCGAAGACATATATCAAGCAACACTTGCAAGGAGAAGTAGGGCTTTGGACAGAAAGAGAGGTGAACGACAAATTAAAGGATTGGAAGTTGTCGCTTACTCCAATGCCTGCGCCAACATCCTTACCCTCTGCACAGCCCTCAAAATATACGCCGTTTACATCGGGGCAATCATATAATGCGCATGAAGAACCACAAACAAAGTTTGGGCAAGTATCGGAAGGCTTGAACTCCTGTTCTTCGACAAAACGCCAGCAAGCATTGGAGCATATTGGCAACATTCCTTCGCTTGCTACCGCTCAACGCTTATTGGAACAGCTTTGTGATTTGGGATATGAAGACATACTCGACATGATTTTAGATAATTAGATGTATGAATAAGGATTTCGAGCATATTGACCGTCTTATAGAGGAGGTAAAAAAGGACAAAGCAGCTGATGGTGCCAATTCCTCAATACTGAATCGCTATCCTGTACGTTTTGTGTTATTTGATAACTTTGCAGACTCCAAAGATTTTGTCAGCGAGTTGATAGGGTTAGGAGTGGCAAAAATGCAGAAAATAGTGGATTGGATGGATAAAGAACATCCTGACCAAATCTTGACGCATAGTTGCTTGGCTAATTGTATCAAACAATATATTGAAGATAATAGCGACTCCGATTGCATTATTGTGCCATTCTCGGAATTGGCACGATTCTACGACAATCATACAGCGAAGGAATTTGAAACTTTGGTTAGCGACATCAAGGGAATACAGTCTGCAACTTCCGGCTTTAATAATCGACAGCGCGTCTATATCCCGATGATAGGTCAATATGGCAAAATGTCGAAATTCTTTTCAGATTCCCAGTCTGTCATTTGGCATTTGGTAGGCTCCAAGCAAGAAAACGGATACCACCTGACGCTTGCCCAAAACACTTACCAAGTAGCCGGATTGGAGAGAGAATTTACCATAGTACGCTCTGTTACAGATTGGCTCAAAGTGTGGCGTGATGAGAATGCAAGACCGGAAATTATCAGTACGTCCAAATCAATTTACGCATTGGCGGACAATGCCCAGCCGGACAATGCTTTGAGTTATACCACTTGTAGCAATGCGTATGAATTCCTAACAAAAGGATTGCACCTCGATTTTGGCGAGATAAAATATCAAAGGGAAGATGCCGGTAATTGGGAGAAATTAGCAGGAGAAATAGAATACAAGAATTTTTCTTTTGAGAAATTCTTCAATAAATATTTCGACATATTCGATTTGGCAGACTACACTGTATTTGTTAAGACTTGGTTCGAAAATACAGAACATTTCAAACGCTGGTTGCTGGCTACTTACTATTCCAAACGATTCTGTAACAAAGGGTATATTTGCCAGTTGCTCCGTAATTGTAGATTGTACAACAACCAAGAGTTTGTGTCGGCAGCCGCCCTATCCGTTTTTGACATGGACAATCCGGAAGAGTGCCTGAATGAGCGCACGGAAATCCTAAATTATGCCCATAAAAACAAGATACGACTAACAGACGATACGAATGAGAAATTGTGCCGAAAGTTGGAGAATATAGCACTGGAAGATGGGTATGAGACCGCCATGCGATATGTTACAGGATTGTCTGACGGAGAAAAAGAACTGATGATACGGTGGGTTGCCAATGGCCGTGTTCCAATAAATAAACTGGCTAAACTATATCCACAGCTTTATAACTATATGGAGAAGAGTTGCGGCACTTCTGATATTCATCAGAAATGGGTATTAGATTACATGGATGCTTACAAACAAGCGAAATTGTCTAATAGATATACAGACTTAATAAGCACATCAATAGATGAGAGAAACGCAAACTCCGTAACGTTCAACTCGTGGTATAATCAATTCAGCACTATTCGTACATTGTTAAATGGAAGAAAGGATATTGACGTTTTTTATTGGATTGACGGCTTAGGCATTGATTGGATTCCTTTTATTATGCAACTTGTGGAGCAATACAAAAGCGAGGGCATCTTTCTTAATGAGATAATGATAGCCCGTTCTTTATTGCCTTCAAAAACAGAAAACAACAAGACCGACTTGTTAAAGCTAACCAACGGTGAATTATCGAAAAAAGGCGATTTAGATGGCTTTGCCCATAAATGCACTTTTTACCCTCAATATATTATTGAAGAAATTAAAATTGTGGAAAGTGCTGTGAGAGAGATTATTTCAGAACATGCTGGCAAAAAGATTGCTATCATTTCGGACCACGGTCTGTCTTATCTCTCACAATTACGGACTGGATATAACTTAGGAGGTATAAAATCAGACCATTATGGGAGATGTGCCATACGTAAACTAGGAACTAATACCCAAGATGACAAATACATCATACTAGATGATGGGCAAACTATTTGCTCGCTTCGCCATAATTCACTTGCTGGTAAAATACCCGATGGACAGGGATGCCATGGTGGATGTACTCCAGAAGAAGTGCTGGTTCCTATCATAATTCTATCTTCGCAGCGGCAACCTTCTGAATACTCAATAAGCCTTATTGATGATGCAGTGAACGGAAATAATCCGATTCTGATGTTCCGTATCAAAGGCGTTACAAACTTGGAAATGCCAAAGTTGATTTATAATAACACAGGGTACAATCTAAACAACCAAGGAAATTTCCGTTTTGAGAGCGACAGATTGGAGCTAACACAAGAGGTTGATGAAGTGGAAATACGCATTGGCAGCTATTCACAAAAGTTTAAAATAAAGATTAACTTGGGTGCTGAAGAAGAAGACCTTTTCGGTGACTTATAATAAATATTGACATATGACAGAAGAATTAAGCAACAAGATACGTCAAGCATTTGGAACACAAACCATTTATAAAGACTCTGCCACATCCGGCAGTCTGTTTGATGGACGTACTCTTCCTTCGTTCGTCAAGGACTTCTTGCTAAAAAAATACATTAACTCAAATGGTGAGGTTGATAAAGGCGGATTGACCAATTTTCTTGACAAGGTCATTCCACGACATACTTCGGAAGTAAAAGACCGCTTAGGCTGTGGAGAAGAATTGACATTACTCACTCGTTTTGAAATCTATATTGACTTAGTAAAAGGGGTGCGCCGTTTCGCCATTCCTGATATGGGCATTAAATTAAAAGAAGGCATCATTCCCGATTATGTGTACAATAAGCATCAAGGGGAATTGGTGGATGGAGAAAAGTGGGGCATTATAAAAATGTGCGTGATGCCTGATGATGACGGGAAAAAGAATCATGTGGAAATGCTCGACTTTAAACCATTTAAACCTTATAAATCCATTGATATGAGTTATTATCGGGACGCTCGAAAACAATTCACAACCATCGAATGGATTGATGTACTATTATCTGCTATGGAATATAATGCTGATGGGTTTTCGACAATGAAAGAAAAGGTAGAATTCCTTACTCGTTTGTTGATATTTGTAGAACCCAGACTCAATGTGATAGAACTAGCCCCTAAAGGAACAGGAAAATCATACGTATTTGGTAACTTGTCTAAATATGGATGGTTAGTTAGTGGTGGAAAAGTATCACGAGCCAAACTGTTCTACGACAAACAAAAGCAACAAACTGGTATTGTTAAGAACCACGATTTTACAGCTTTTGATGAAATACAAACCATTGTTTTCCAAGAACGCTCTGAAATACAAGCTGCATTAAAAGCCTACTTGGAACAAGGTAAAACAACAATTGACAATTTTGAGTTTATTGCTGATTGTGGGCTGATGCTGATGGGGAATATCGACTTAGATGACAATCGTCGTCCTATGTCAAGAAAATATTTTGATAAATTACCCGAAAGTTTTAGAGAATCCGCTTTGCTCGACCGCTTTCATTGCTTCATAGAAGGTTGGTATTTACCCCGTATTAACAAAGAAATGATATTTAAAGGATGGACTGTCAATGTGGAATATTTTTCGGAGGCATTGCATACATTGCGTACACAGACGATTTACGGACAACTCTTTGATGAGTTGGTAGGCTATGAAAAGCAAGCTGACAATCGTGACTTTAATGCAGTGAAGCGTATAACGGTAGCTTCAATGAAACTTTTGTTTCCTCATTGGACTTCAATTGAAGATGTAAACCGTGAAGAATTTGATACCTATTGTTTACAGCCAGCCATTCATCGCAGGGGTATTATTAAAGAACAATGTCATAATATTGACCCTGAATTTAAAGTTCAGATGCCTAATTTTTGGACTATTGGGAACAATTAATTCAGTTTATTCTTTCAAGAGCAATTTCAAAGTTTACCCTTTGAAATGCTCTTGAAGTTGAGGGATAATTTAATCTTATTTTTATTATCTTTTGATGCTCAAATCATGTAGTAGCAGGCTATCGGAAACGGCTTTCAAGGATGTGTCATATCCTTCCGCCAGTTTCCGTACCCACTCGATGGCTTTCTCGTCTCGATGGATGTCGAACACCTTGTTGAGCCAAAGCACATCGTTGGCATCACATCCTCCCCATGCGCGGATAGCTCGGAACTTCAAGGCATCGTCCACATGCTGACGTTTAGACTTCCATTGTTCGATATTGCCCCACAATGAGAACGCGCATACCACGCCAAGCCCCACAACGAAAGAGAACACCTTGCTCGATTTAATGTCAAAGCTGTGCTTATGGATATGCTCCTGCTGGGGTGGTTGCTGTTGCATATTCGGTACTTTCAATTCTTCTTCCAAATAGTCAATTCTTCTAATGATTGTATTGGATGCCTTTGAATAAGCTTCCCATTGCCTTGCCAACAAGCCCTTAATCCGTTCGGCATTGGCTTTTGCTGCTTCTGTCATCGCGTCCTTAATTGGGGACAAGTCCCACTTGCTATCCCCGTCCGACTGTTGTCCGTCTATCACTTTTGAAAGTGCTTCCAATCTGTTTGCCATGCCTTCAAGCATGGTCTTGATTTCCTCGAAGAGGATGAATACATTGTTGTTGTCTGCCATAATTACCAGTTGATTTTACGTTGTTTCTTCTTTTTCTTGTTTTTCAAATATGGGTCGTATGGTTGCTGTTCCTCCGGCACATTGCCCGGTGTGAACAAGCCTAAAGAACCGCTGATAAGGTCGCCACTGATATTTGAAATAGAGTTTATTTCTTCCCGATTGGCTTGCGATTGAGGTTGCATCTGCCGTTCCTCGTAGCTGTTACGCCTTAACGCCGCATCTATTTTGGAATAGCTAAAACTCCTGTCCACCTTGGAGCCATTGAAACAGTAACCGTTCATGGAGAACACGATGCCCTGTATATCATCCGTCTGTCCCTTGTACTTGAACTGCACTTCCACACCCTGCCGTTTCAATCTTTCAATCAGGGTGTCCCAATCCCTGCACCTGCCGACTTCCGTCTTGAGGATGTTATACAGTTCATGCCTTGTTCTGTCCGGCTCACGCAAACGCTCTGTCTTCACATTTTCTTTGCCGTTGGCGAAATGCAAACCGTACTTCTTGGTAAGTTCCTTGCTGATGCGCTCGCTGCGGAAGCGGTCGTTACGGTCAGAAATGGTCTTACCGTTATTGTCGATACGGTTAAAGGCAATATGCACGTGCGGATGCTCCTTGTCGAAATGCCGCCCGATAATGTACTGTGTGTCCTTGATACCCATCCGTTCCATATACTCACGGGCAATCTGCGCCATGACTACGTTGTTCAGTCGTGGCGCATCTTCCTTTGAAAAACTCAAAGCGATATGTTCGACAGCCTTTGCCACCCTCGGATTCATCTGTGCTTGCCCGATAAATCCTTGTACTATCGTGTCGTTATTTTCCAGAAATAAGCCGTCCGCATCTATGATTTGAGTGCCCTTCTCATCATTCAGGATGTAGTAAACCACACCTTTGAAGTCCGAGCCTTTCATGATTTTTGCTATCATAAGCGTATCCGATTTACAAGATTGTCTATCTCTATCATCAGCGTGCGGCAGGGCATAAACACGGAGGTGTACCCCTCCGTATTCGCCTTCCGTGCCAGCTGGTTCAGATTGTTCGCCATACCGCATAGCTTGCGGATAAGGTCGCCATGCTCTTTCGAGAGCCGTTCCTTCACACCACCCTCTGTAATGCAACCACGAATGAATTCACTGGCAGAAACGCCTGCCGACTTCGATTTTGATTTCAACAGGTAGTAGTCCTCTGTTGCCATTTTTACCGTGATACGATATTTCAATTTCTCGGTGGCTCCCTTGACAGGACGACCGCCTTTGTTGGTCCGTCCACGTCCATCGTTCTTCCTTTTTTCGTTGTCCATGATTATCTGTTTCTTGGTTTGATAACTGATTGTAATGACTGTACATAAGTAGACCAACGGGATGGGCTTTCCCTGCGAGTTTTGGAGCGGGGCAAGTGGTTTCGGTCTGACCGAAACATAAACTTGCCCCTCCAAACATCGTTACAAGTGATTTAGAGCAACTCTGAAAGATGCCCTAAAAGTACCCGGTTAGTCTCGTCTTAATTCCTACAATTTACGCCATTGCTCGATGTATTCTCTGTAGGCTTCCATGTGCTGACGGGCGAGGTTCTCGATAAGCCCTGATACACTCATGCCACGTCCACCGAGGCGGCGCACGATTTCGTCCAGCCTATCACGGACCTCCCCACTGACGAACACGGGCTTGCGGTCGGCAATCTTGGGTACCCGCAGAAAGGTGGCACGGTATTCGTCCAATGACAGTCTGCGCTGTTTGCTGCTGATACGTCTGGCGATTGTCCGTTCCACGCTAACGTTATCCGCCTCTATTCTCTTTGTCTCGTTGTCTGATCCCTCGCTTGTTTCCGGCTCGTCCAATACAGGAAAGAGATTGCCCGCTTCCACAACAGGTTCTTGTTCTGTTACGGAAGAACTCTCTTCCGGTTCGTGTTTGGGCATGGAAGGCATATAGTCTTCCAACTTGAAGTTCTTGAACGCTTCATCGTTCTCAATGTTTTTGAATTTCTTGCTCATTGTTGTTTCTTGTTAAAGTGAATACTTGTTGGTCTGTATGCGCATAGTTGACCGTTTGTCGGGAGCAAAGTAAGAGGCTTTAGTTCAGTCAGTCAAGGACTTGGATTCTGTTAGGCAATTTTGTGTAGTTTTGCCTTATGGCGGTATGAACAATGGTGCAGACTTCTTCGATTTGCCGGATATGAATCACAGGAAGAACAAAGATGTATTTACGGGTAAATTTGAATTAAGCCCTTATTTTGTTCTTGGCATTCTTGCTAAAATCCCCAATTAAGATGATAACGATAAACAGCACCCCGGACAACCTATGCCATACCGGTGCCACATGCTTCCACTTTTAGAAAATCCATTGTCGGATAACTGATTATATATTCCTTTGCGGCAAAAGAAACAATAACATCAAAGAATAACGTATATGGAAATCGTATCTATCGAAAGACAAACCTTTGAGGCGATGGTCGCCAAGTTCGACCGCTTCGTTCACCGTATGGAAGCAATCTGCCAACGGCACGGCGAAAAGAGAATAAGTGAGTGGATGGACAATCAGGACGTGTGCCGGATGCTGAACATCAGTCCTCGCACGTTACAGACTCTGCGGGACAACGGTACGCTTGCCTACTCACAAATAAACCATAAGACGTATTACCGTCCCGAAGATGTGCAGCGTATCGTTTCCGTTGTGGAGGATAGACGAAAAGAAGCGAGATTCAAAGGACGGACGATATAATCTCAGTGCAATAAATAAAGTATAATAACAATACCCACTAAATCCAAAGTAACATGAACGAATTGATTAACAAAGACAACGAGTGGATAATCCACTTCATGGGCAGCCTTGACCGTCTGCTGGACAACTACGAGCGCCTGACCGCCAACTACCGCCCGACATTGGGCGGAGAACGTTTCTTCACAGACAAAGAGGTATCGGCACGGTTGAAGGTAAGTCGAAGAACACTTCAAGACTACCGCAACGAAGGACGGATAGCCTATATCCAATTAGGTGGCAAAATCCTCTACCGTGAATCCGACATAGAGAAGATGCTAACTGACGGCTACCGCTCCGCCTACCGACAGAAGGTAATCTGATTTTCTTGAAAGAGTGCAGTTTGCCGTCTGCCCTATAATTTGCGGTAGTAATGGACTTGACAGCAAAAAGAAAAAGGAACGGTTTACGGATGAAGCATCAAGATTCCGCTTCGTCTGTTAGCCGTTCCTTTTCTTTGTCTTCTGATTTCCCGTCAGTCGCTTGTTTCCGTTGCCGGATGCCTTTCGAGCGTATGGTCGGCAGAGGCAAGGTTTTCGGGCTGAATACGCTCCGCAGGAGGAAGATTCTGCCCGAAACGGCTTTGCCGCCTGACCTTGCCACTGCCATCAGTGACATGCGCTACCTTTGCATCCGAGCATCGGGAACAGGTGACTGATGGGATGAACCTCAACTATACCATAGGTTGCTTCCTCTGCCACAAGATACAAACAATGTTATTGAGTTCTCTTTCTTGGTGGCGTAGATTTCATTTATCACAAACCGTCTGAACAAGATACTTTCTCTACTGCATATCCTGAATGCAATGGCTATAACCATTTCAAGATTATAAACATCATAACTGATACCATCTGGTTGCTTGATATATTTTATCGTATCACATTCGTTTAACTCCTTATTCCTATATATAGCATGAATCGCTTTACGAATGTCACAAGAGAATACTCCAAACAGGTCGGCGATTTCGAATTGTGTCATCCATACGGGTGCGGTCGGAATAGTGACCATACCCGCTTCACTGATTGTGATTATACCTCTATCCATAATATATTGCATTGACATTGTTTAGTTACTTTTGTTTGTCTTTTCGCCGGTAGATTGTTTCTTCCGGCGTTCCATCAGCTTGTCCATATCCTTTGAGATTTTGTCATCGGTTATACGTGCATATCCCTGTGTCGTCCGAATATTGGAGTGCCCCATCATCTTGGCGATACTCTCTATCGGTATATCCGCTGAAATAAGGAAAGTTCCGAAACTATGTCGGCTTTGGTGGTAGGACAAGTTATCCTCTTTGCCTATGATTACACCTAACTCATGAATTTCAAACCACAAGGCGTCACGGTTAGGAAGCGGAAATACGGGCTGTTCGTCATTGACCGTGTTGTACAGCGACAATATCTGTTCCGCTATGGGATGCAGGGGTATGAACGCTTCCACCTTTGTCTTCTTGCGGTTGATACGGATATACCGTCTGCCCTCCGCATTCATCCCGATGTGGTGGGGATGCAACAACTGTATATCCACATACGCCAATCCTGTCAGGCAGGAGAATATGAAAGCCCGTCTCGCCAACTCCAGCCTGTTGTCATACATCGGGGTGGAAAGTATCTTCTTGAACTCATCGCGGCTGATGTATCTGTGCTTTGCCTCCGGTTTGGTTTCATATTCCAACTCCTCGCAGGGATTCACTCGGATTATCTCCTTATCGACCGCCAGATACAACAGGCGGTTCAACCATCGCAGACAATGGTTGGTCTGAGATGCTCCGAAGTTCTTGCATCTTTTCAGATATGCCTTATAAGATTTGCCGAAGTCCTCTGTAACTTCTTCAAAACAGATGTCCTTTTTACCCGATGACACAATATAGTCTGTCAGGTACTTCTGGTAATACATTGAACTTCGATAGGAGGAGGTTGAATCTATTTCCTCGGAGTGTTTCTTTAACCGCTCCCGTTCCCATTCTCCCATTTGCAGGAGGGTAGTCGGATGAATGTTGTTTTGGGTGATGTAGCTCTTCAACATCTCTGCACTGACTACACCTTGCGATTTCAGTATTTCCTCGTATGCTTCTGAAATGATTCGGAGATATTCCTGCAAGCGGTTGTTTTCCCTTGCGGACTTTATCTCGTTCTTCTTGCCATTCCAATCTTCGGGACGGCAATAGATACTTGTGCTTATGACAGTCTGTTTCCCGTCAATGGTTATGCGGCAGAGAACGGCGGTCGTACCGTCAGCCTTTACCTTGCTGCGGTTGATATAGGGTAATAGTGAAAATGTACTTCGCATATCGTTTGCTGTATTAAAGGGTAAGTTTGAAATCCTCGGTAGCTTTGATGAACCTGTCCATGTCCTCAAAGAGTTTTTTCTGACTGACACGGGCGTACACCTGAGTGGTGGAAATATCGGAATGCCCCAACATCCTACTGATGGTCTCAATCGGCACACCAGCTTCGAGCGTAATCAGCGAGGCGAAACTATGCCTCGCCTGATGGTAGCACAGGTCATCCTTGATGCCTGCCAGTGCCGCCAACGCTTTCATGTGCCTTCTAAGATTGGGCCAGCGAAGTAAAGGGAACAAAGTTTCTCTGTCCTCACTGCTATACTTATTGATAAGCGCAATTGCTTCGGGCAATAGTTTTACACTGGCACGGAGTTCGTTTTTCTTTCTGCGGTATTTCAACCATAATGCCCCGTCCCCGTCTGTCTGCAAATTATCATGGGTAATCGAAACGACATCCGCATAAGATACACCTGTGTAACATCCGAAGAGAAACATATCCCTTGCCAGCATATGGGATTTGCGGTATGCAGGTATTTCCACGTCACGGATTTTCTCAAACGATTCACGGCTCAATGCCCGTGGAGTCGTTTCCGTTTTCCTCGGCAGGGTGAAATGTTGGAAGTGGATTTTATCGGCATGTCCCTCTTTATAAGCTATACGGCAAATCTTCTTAAGTATGGCAAGATAATGTCTGGCAGTATCGATTGCCTGTCCTTTATCTTCCGTGACAAATGTCTGATAGTCGTGGATGAACTGTTCCGTCAGTTGCCCGAAAGCCAAATCCTTGACCTTGTACTGATGCTTGATGAACTCTCCGAGTACCAGCCGCATATAGTGATAGCCAGGATAAGTACTTTTGGCACGATCAATACCGATACGTGCCTTGATGTCATCACAGACAACATCGGTCATTTTCATAAGGGTCATCTGCGTTTCCATGCTGCCTTGAAAAAGGTCTTTCACATCGGTGGCATCGAAATCAATTTTGCGTTCCACAAGATTGTCGAATGCCATGTTTACCGCCAGTAGCAACTTGTCAATCTTGGCATTAGTCTCCACTGCCTCGCGACTCTTTCCGTTCAGACGGCTTTCACGGGGATTCCACAATTCGGGAGTGCAGGACAACTTGCATCCGAACTGCGCCATCGTGCGGTTCACTGTAATTCTTCCCATTATCGGGGCTTTGCCCGACTTGCCCAGTCCGCTCTTTTTGAGGTAGAGCAGCACCTTAAATTTTTCTACTTTCATACGCTTATATTTTTAGGTGCAAAGTTACTTGCCATATAAGCGTTCCTTGATAAGCAAAATGCTGAGTACGAGTGCAAAGAAAACGGTGAGGATTTCTTTTCATTGCTTTCCGTTACCTGTTCTCGTTCCGGTAACTGCCCGGCTAGCGGTCTGGTAACTGAACAACCTCAATATTACGTTGTCATTTGCATTTTCTCAATTTGGCAAAATACTGAAACCATGCTCATTTCAAACGGTTTACGTTTAATCTTCTTCTGTCTGCTTTTTCTTGCACAGCCTATCAGTTTCCATTGCAGACGTCATACGTTTGCCACGACACTCTGCCTTTCACAAGGTATTCCTTTGTCAACAGTTTCCAAGATGCTGGGACATAAACAGATCACCACGACACAGATCTATGCGCAGACTACGCCGATAATGATCGAGGATGCGATCGATCGTGTCGAATCCCGGCTGGGCGGTAAATTCGCAGTATAGCGTAATCATGGATTAAATCATCCACTGCAAGGAAATTTCATGTAAGTAACAGTGTAAGTTACAAAGAATATCGGTCGGAAGTTGTCACCTTTGCACCGTAACCAACTATCTCGATTATGGATAAAGATGACAAACTCCGCCTTGCGGAAATTCATGCAATGGTCAAGACGATTTCCGTGGACCTTCAATTTTTGAGACGCCACCGCAACGTGCTTTTCGGGACACCGGTTTTGGAGTTCAACGAGGTTTGCTCGGTGCTGCACCTGAGTGCCCGTCAGGTGCAGCGCCTTCGCGAGCGCAAAGAACTCGTAGGGTTCAACGTGGGCCGCCGGCGCTTGTACTTTCAGACGGAGATCTACGACTACCTCTCCCGTTTGGAGAGAGAAAACCTCAAACATCCCGAACAGTCAATGGAACAGTGATTATGGATCGACCGAACAATCCCAGTGAAACGAAGTATCTGCTGATCGGGGAAGAGGAGTTCGAACGTCTTCTGCGCAGCTATTATATTCTCGGCAAGGGGCTTCTGGCTTTCGAATATCTCTGCGGTCACAGCGACCGTCCGATGTACCTGTCAGCCGAGGGCGTGTGCGAAGTGCTCGGCATTACGCGCGACGAGTTGGACGAGCACCGCCTGAAACGACAGATCAAGGCGAAAGTTTTCCAGCGGCAGATGATGTACAGCCTCTACGATCTGGTACTCCTCGCCGAACGTCTCGTGCGCCATAAGATCCGGTACAGGCTCTCGAAAGCGCCCCGCTTCGATGCGACGGGCCAACGCCTGTGATTCGCGTTGTATCTCAGCTTGTCAAGACCGGCCGTTTGCGGCCGGTCTTTTTCTCCGATTTCGTAAAAGCGACGAAACGACAGCAGGAAGAAAGGAGGTATAGACAAATACCATATATCCGATCTACCGGCCCGCTTCGAGGGAAGCCTTTCGGAACTCTTTGAGCAGCGCCATCAACTCCAATGCGGCTTTACGAGCCCTCCGTCCGGCTGCCTTGTTGCCTTTGAACCACTGAAGATATGCATCCTTCTGAAAAGCTGCGATGCGATCGTTGATCTGTTCGAGTAATTTTTCCATATCGATTTATATTTGGTCGTTATGAAACAAATATAGGCAAAATCGGCTGCTGTCGGAATCTTTGCCCGCTTTTTTATGCATGATACAGGATCGTCCCGGTCGGACGCGGAGCAAGTTAGCGGCAGGCTCACAGACCCTTATCGCCTTTTCCGCGCACGATCTTCCCTTCTTCGAACGGTATCGCACGCGGAAAAGTCGCACGGGGCGCCTGCCGCAGTTTCCGCCCCGTCGTCCGACCATGCAGGACATTCGGTCTGGCGACACAATAAGAATATTCACCAAATTGTTTCGAACCATGAACATCTATCGGATTTCGGCGGAAGGCTACGCCATGTATCTCTTCCGCGTTGCGGCGCGTACACAAGCTGCCGCCTGTATGAAGCTCTCAGTGCTGCTCGGCATAGCGGCCGAGAACTGTCGCGTTATGGAAACACTTCCTCTGAACGATCATGTACGGGAAATCGAATCCTGCCGTACGCGGGTGTCTGCGCGATGATATGCTGGATGGACCAGAAGAGCTTTACACGCTTGACGCTTACTCCCGACTATCGAACTACTTCGGAGATACAGAGGACACAAGGCTTGTTGGAGGAAGTTTTGCCCACTATTCCCGATGCGGAACTGTTGTACGGCGTTTTCTATAATGAAAATACGGAATACTGCTCGTTCGAACAGAGCCGTATCTGTTTCCGACGCAACGGAATCCTCTTTCGGATCAATAAGCAGTATTCTCCCAAACCGACCTATGCGATCGACATCGACACCTCGAATTTCAAGCACATAGATCTTCATATGCAGGCTCGTATCCGGGATAAATATCCGGCACCGCACCGCATCGGTGTCCTTTCCGAGCGTAAGGTCAATATTTGGGTGGACTACCTGACTAAGATTTGGCACGACCTGGAACACCTCGATCGAGAACGCAATGCCCATATCTCCGCCCATCGATCGCGGTTGAACAAACTCCCGGATGTTAAGTGGAACAAAGATCGGGACAGAGGATCTATCGAGCGTAACGGTCTCTGCTACAGTTTCCGCTACGAAACGGGCACGATTCAGGAAAAGGTATCGCTCGATTACGGCCCCTGCACGCTCGACGACTTCCTGGCTCTTTCAGATAACCGCTACAGACCGAAATGCTGAACCTTTTTCAAAACGATTCCGAATCGGGAATGATACCCTTTCCGGAATATTTCATACGCAACCTGTATGTCCATCGCTTCCGGCTGTCGAGCCGGAGCGCTGACACGCGCCGCCGGATCGTCCGCTGGCTGTTTCTGCATTTCCACGTCTATGACTACCACCCTGCGGATGCTGAAACTACGGGACGCTACCTTTCGCGGGAACGGTTCCCGCCCCTGCTCTTTATGACGCTGACCGAGGATTTTCGCAAGGACTCCTCGCTGTGTCTGCGGATAATCTCCACCGACTTCTATACGCTCTATCTGGAAGGGAACGTCTATTGTGACGGCCGGTGGCATAACATTCGACTGTAACCTGTTCCCGCCTGAAAGCGGCGGGAACGCAAACCTGTTTTACGATGGCGAATATATGTATCAACCGCTTCTATTGTTCGACGGACAATGAAGCGAACTACGAAAAGATTCTCTACGGCCTCGGCGATCGGTTCGACCTGTACGATCTCGACGGCCGCGACAACTGGATGCGCGGGGAGTTCGACTCGAAATGGTGCTATCCCGAGGAGGCGATCGCAGCGATGATGAAGACGTTGGAAAAGGACCCGACGCTTCATATCGAGATCGTCTCCTGTGAGCCGGGGATGCAATACCTCGAAGCGCATATCTACGACAGCGGCATGTGGAATAGCTTTTAATAGGATGAAACGGAATTTTCGAGTAGGTGTACGCTACACGTTCGAAGGAGCCTACACCGTTCGGGCGGTTTCCGACAAGGAAGCCGCCCGGCTTGTTTTACGACGATGCGGCCTGACGTGCGGCAACATCCATACGACGCTCGACGAGCTCACGTGTCCGGATTGGGACTTTCCTACGCATCCCGACACACGGATAGGAAACGTCGAACCGATCGAGATGCCGGAGCGGAAGGCTTAAAATTATCAATACGAACTAATCTATGACCAAATACAGATTTTATGAGGACAGGAAGGTCTCGGTATAGGAGCGCATCTACTTTTCCATCGAGGCCGCAACGATCGAGACAGCGGAGGCGCAAGCTGCGGCGATCGCTCACAGGTCCCTTTACGCTGCGGCGTGCGACGACGCTGCGATCGAAATCGAGGAGAGCGAAACGCTAAATTGAATTAAGACCTATGAAACGATTTGAAAAAATTACTAAGCGCTATGCGCTTGCGAACAGCTATTTCAAAAACCGGCTGCTTATCTGGCCGGATACGCTTTGCGAAATTCACGATTACCTGCAACAACACGGTGAACTGCCGTTCCGCTACGACGGGGATAACTGGTCCTACGACGCACTGTGCGAGCGGCAGAAGCGACGTGGTGTCCGCCTGTCGCAGTACCTTACGCCCGATGCTACGGCCCGGCGGATCGCCGCCCTTGCCGTGCGGTATTTCGAGAATGACAGCCGTATCATGGACGTCTGCTGCGGTACGGGACAACTCACCCGGGCCTTGATCGCCGAAGGCGTGCATCCCTCGCAGATCGTGGGATTGGAAGTCGACCGGGAGCTGGCGGACTTTTACGCACGCCTGTATCCTGTGACGCAAACGCTGATCGGGCCATATCGGGACATCGATTTCCGCTGCGAGAACGTCGTTGCCAACCCTCCTTTCGAAACGACGGAGGTCGTCGATTTTCTTTCGTGGCTTGCGAAGGTACAACAGCCGGGCGACCGGAGTGTGTTGCTGCTTCCGCACGGTTTCATCGACAAACAGCGCCCCAAGGGCATACAGGAAACGCTGCGGCAATTCAAGGTTCTGTACCGTACACCTATGCAGGAGCGGTTCGCGCGGACAAATGTCATAGCCGAAATAGTCGTTCTGGAGCGACGATAGCATCCATTGCGAAACATTCCGGCAGGCCGCTCGCTCCCGGTTCTGCATTTCAGGTCGGGATCGGGAGCGGTTGCGGTATTGCCGTTTCCGCGATTTTTCGTATTTTTACAGAGTATTGGCATTGTTCGATGATGTAAGCAAGACGCCTATGACGACTCTTCGCTGCGTGGTGGAACGCATCATCTATCAGAATCCCGAAAACGGGTATTCGGTATTGAAGGTCAAAGTAAAGGGCTACGATGATCTGGTTACGCTCGTGGGCAACCTGCTGGAAGTTCCCGTGGGGAGTGTCCTGCTGTGCCGGGGCGAGTGGAAAGTGGACAAACGTTACGGCAGCCAGTTCGTTGCCGCAACGTGGGAGGAGACGATGCCCGCCACGGTTTACGGCATCGAGAAATACCTCGGCAGCGGACTGGTGAAAGGCATCGGTCCCCGTTTTGCCCGTGCGATCGTCCAGCGATTCGGTGCGGCGACGATCGAAGTGATCGAAACCGACATCGAACGGCTCTACGAGGTGCCGCAGATCGGCCGCAAGCGCGTGGAGAAGATCCGCGAGAGCTGGGAGCGGCAGAAGGAGATCAAGAACGTGATGCTGTTTCTCCAAAGCTACGGCGTAAGCACGGCCTATGCCGCCAAGATCTACCGAGAGTACGGCTCGGAGAGTATCGACAAGGTTCGGGAGAATCCTTACCGCCTCGCCGACGACATCTGGGGCATCGGCTTCAAGACCGCCGACGGCATCGCCGGCAAGATGGGCTACGGGAAGAACGATGCCCGCCGGTGCCGGAGCGGGATCCTTTACACGCTCGGCCAACTCTCGGACGAGGGACACGTCTATGCCGAACGGGAACAACTCGTGCAAGCGGCCTGCACGCTGCTCGAAGCCGACGCGGCACCCGTCTGCGAAGCGTTGGAGCGGATGATCCTCTCCGAGGAGTTGATAACGGAGCGGGAGGCGATCTACCTGCCGGCGTTCTATCATGCGGAGTGCGGCGCGGCACGGCGGCTGAAAGAGCTCGCGGAGAGTGCGGGCCGCACGTTGTTCACTACGGAGCTTGACCCCGGCGTTCTTACCGCAGAAACGGGCATCGACTACGACGACGTGCAGCTCGCTGCGATCCGGCAGGCCGTGACCTCCAAGGTCATGGTGCTCACGGGCGGCCCCGGCACGGGTAAGACGACCACTACGCAGGGCATCATCGCGGCGTTGAAGAAGGCGGGGCTGCGCGTTCTGCTGGCGGCACCTACGGGACGGGCGGCCAAACGCATGAGCGAAGCGACGGGTATGGATGCCAAGACCATTCACCGGCTGCTGGAATACAATCCGCAGGACGGTTATAAACGCAACGACGAAAATCCGCTGGACGGCGACGCCCTGATTGTGGACGAATGCTCGATGATCGACATCCTGCTGATGAACAACCTGATGAAAGCCGTTCCGGTGACGATGCGTCTGGTGCTTGTGGGTGACATCGACCAGCTGCCGAGCGTCGGTGCAGGCAATGTCCTGCGCGACATCATCGACTCGCAGAAGATTCCCGTCGTGCGCTTGACGCGAATCTTCCGGCAGGCACAGAAGAGCCGGATCGTGATGAGCGCCCACGCCATCAATCAGGGCCGTTTCCCCGATATGAGCAACGGCCGCGATACGGATTTCTTCTTTATGAAGGAGGAAGACCCCGAACGGGTGGCTGCCACGGTCGTTCGGCTGGTGAAGGAGCGCCTGCCGCGCGCCTATGGACAACGGCCGGACAAGATTCAGGTTCTCACGCCGATGCAGCGGGGCATCGTGGGTGCCGCCAACCTGAACCTGTCGTTGCAGGAGGCCCTGAACCCTTCGGGGCCGAGCCTGAATCGCGGAGGCTACACCTACCGTCAGGCAGACCGGGTGATGCAGGTGCGCAACAATTATGATAAGGAGGTTTTCAACGGCGACCTGGGGTATGTCGAGAGCGTGAATACGGAAGACCGGACGCTGACGGTGGATTTCGACGGCCGCAGCGTGGAGTACGACGTAACGGAGCTCGACGAGCTGACGCTGGCCTACGCCACGACGATCCACAAGGCGCAGGGATCGGAGTATCCGATCGTGGTCCTGCCGGTGCTGATGACCCATTACGTGATGCTCCAGCGCAACCTGATCTACACGGGTATCACACGGGCCATGAAGATCTGCGTTCTGATCGGTGCGACGAAGGCCCTTGCCTGCGCCATCCGGAATCAGGCCGTGCTGAAACGCAATACCAAACTCAAGGAGCGGCTGAACCCCGCCTTGAACACGTGATCCGGGCGATCGCCTTTCGACGACGGATCGGATCACTTACCGCAGCAGATGCCGCAGGGCTTCGAGGGGATGATACAGCAGCATCCGGGGTCCGGCATAGCGCATCACGGCCCGAATCTTTTCCCGCTGTGCCGGAGCGTAGCAATGAACCGTGCACTGTTTGCAGGAGCCTTTGAGAGGGCCGTAGCGGCAGGTTTCCAACCGCCGGCAGGCGTAGGACAAAAGGCTGCGGCACGCCTCGCACAGCTCCGCGTTGTGCTCCTTGCGACGGCAATAGAGGCGTATCATCCGTTCTACCGTCCGTTTTTCCCGTTCGATGCGATCCATCCTATTTCGCCTTTACGGTCAGCAGCTCCCGCCAGTCGGTCGTATAGCGCGGCGAGAGATGTTCGCGGTTCATACGGAACGGCTCGGTTCCCTGTGCCGCGATGACGATGCTGCCCCGGCCATAGACCTTGTTCACCCGATCCAGAGCCTCCATCAGTCGTGCGTGCTTCCCCTTGTCGGGCGGTGCGAACAGAGTGCCCTGCACGCCCGTTGCCGGTACGATCTGCGCGAGTGTCACACCGGCTTTTTTGTACCCGAACCCTGGACGATAAATTTGCCGCAGCGCTGCACGGGCCTGCCGGACGATCTCCAGCGTGCTGTCGGTAGGTTCGGGTAAGGTCAGCACGGCCGTTTCATAGCGCTGAGGCTGGTCGTCCCGGTGGCGGTTGGTGAAAATGAATCCGTGTATCTGCCCGCAGAGAGCACGCTGGGCGCGGAGCTTCTCGGCGCACATCGAAGCGAACTCCGCGACGATGCGTTCGAGCTCCTCCCGCTCGTAGATCTCCTTGGGGAAACTGCGCGAGACGGTGATCTGCTGCTTCTGCTGCGGCATCTGTTCGAAGCCGATGCACTCGATGCCCTGTAACTCGCGCCACGTCCGCAGACCCGTAATCCCCATGCGCCTGTGTATCCACTCCTCGGGCAGCTCGACGAACTGCCGCGCGGTCGTGATGCGCATCGAATCGAAGAGCTTGCCGTAGCGGCGTCCGATACCCCAGACCTCGTGCAGGGGAAAGGTCGCAAGTACCTTTTCGATGTCCTCGGGCCGATGCATGTAACAGCAGCCGTCGAGTTTCGGGTAGCGCTTGGCCAGCTTCGAGGCGATCTTGGCCAGAGTCTTGGTCGGCGCGATGCCGATGCTCACGGGAATGCCCGTGTTGCGGCGTATCGTGCGGCCGATGCGACGTCCGTAGTCGTCTAACGGCTCGGCGATGCCGTGCAGGTCGAAAAATGCCTCGTCGATGGAGTACACCTCGACGGAGGGGACGAGCGTGCGGAGCGTCGCCATCACACGGCGCGACATATCGCCGTAGAGGGCGAAGTTGGCCGAAAAGACGGCCACGCCGTGCCGGTCGATAAGCCCCTGTACCTGATAGAGCGGCTGCCCCATGCCGATGCCGAGGGCTTTGGCTTCGTTCGAGCGGGCGATGATGCAGCCGTCGTTGTTCGACAGCACGACCACGGGTCGCCCGACAAGATCGGGACGGAAGACCCGCTGGCAGGAGGCGTAGAAGTTGTTGCAGTCGCAAAGGCCGTACATCGAAGGTGTTATTTGAAGGTTTTGACGACGTGACGCACCACGCCCCAGATCGAGAATTCGTTGTCGGCATCGACGCGAATGGGCGGATATGCGGGATTGGACGGCAGGAGCCAGGCCCCCGCAGCTTCCAGCTTGACCCGTTTGACGGTGAACTCCCCATCCACGTAACAGACGGCGATGCATCCGTCGTAAGGCTCGACGGCACGATCGACGATCAGCAGGTCGCCGTCGCCGATACCGTCGCCCGTCATGCTGTCGCCCTCGACACGCACGAAAAATGTCGAGGCAGGATTCGGCACCAGCTCACGGTTCAGGTCGAGCGGCATGTCCAAAAAGTCGTCCGCCGGCGACGGGAACCCCGCCCTGACCGTGCCGCCCGACAGAGGAACTTCGCACGGAGTAGACAGGCCCGGACGAAAGATTCGCAGTGTTTTTTTATCCATTCTTCTACATTTTACGGAACAGGTGTGAGTCTGTACCGGCCTTGAAACAGCACCTCGGGGAGCGGATCGGCGGACATCTCTCCGGCCCAGTAGCGCACGGCTGCGGCGGCTATGTCGCGGGCCGTGGCCGTACGCTCGTCTATGGCGTCGAGCCAGCGCATGTCCCCTGTAAAACGGTCGTACGTTTCGAGGATTTGCACTTCGCATAGCTGTGCCGAGGACATGCCGCTGTAATTCCTGTAATATTCGCAGGCCGCTCTCTCCGTGAAGAAATAGGCGCAGTCGGTGCGACCGATACGCATGTGCGGAGGACGGTGCAAATCGAATGCCGCATCCCAGATGCAGCAGACGCACGCCTGATGCTCCGGATTGAAAGGGTCGAGCTGCGGAAAGTGGTCGGCAAGCGAGGGAATCGTTTGCAGGATGCTTTGGCCGCTTAACAGCGACTGGACATAAACAAGACGCATGATCTGCGCGTGCCGGGCATAGTCGGGGTGTCGCAGGTTGTTGTCGCGCGTTTTCGTATCGAGATCGATTCCGATTTGCGTACGGTCGGATTCCAAACGGTAGAGTGCCATTGCGAGATTCTGTTTCGGGTGCCTGCAAATATAGCGATAAGACACCGAAAAGAACACGTAATTTTCGATTTTCCTTCGCCTCCGGTTGCCTGCGGGGAAGCTCGGCACGCGCACGGCCGCTGCCGCGCCCTCGTCGGCTGCGGACGGGAAAATCATCCTCGGCGTCGGCATACCTCCGCCCTGCGGTATTTTCCCGTCGCTGCGCCGCCGTCGCGCACCGGTGTTCTTCCCGAGGCAACCGGTACGTCCGGGATAATACAGATCGTCTGCCCGACAGATTCGGAGGCGGTCGAGGTTGTTCCGCGACGCTCCGGTCTTCGCTTTTCGTTTACGAATCTCTAAACCGATAACGAACCATGACACATGATCCGACGAAGGGCTGTTATACCCTCGACACGTTACGGGCATTGAATCCGCTTTACGACCACGAACACGGCCTGACACAGCAGGACGTCGAAGCGGTCAATGCCATGAAGAAATACATCGAATCGACACGCAGCGCCGACAGGCCGCAGTGCGGCGATCGAGTGCGATACGTTTCCCGCCACGGTGACTATGCCGGCAGTGCATTGATCGCCTACGACAGAAACGATATGCTCACCGTCTGTATCTGTCCTTACGATCCCTTCGCCTCGCGGACGAAAGACGGCGTACAGTGCTGTAGCAGCGGAGGCCCCTTTACCCATGTCGCGGCTGCCGCATTCCGCTATGAGGGCCCCCGACGGGGTTCTTTCAAAATCTGGGGTCACGACGGACCTTGCGGCAACGGGTCGATCCGCTTCGAAGCCGAAGTCGCGGGGTGGAGCTACCGCGAACCCGATCCGCTCTATGGCGACTTTACGACCGAGGCGTGGCGCAGGCTCTATGTCTATCGGATCGAACGGCCGTGCGGCAGCGATCTTTACCGCACGAACGGCCGGGAGATCGGCGACGAAGCAGCGTTCCAGACGTTCCTGCACGACTACAAAGCTACCGTATTTCCGGGACGTTCGCCCCGGCAGCTGGTCGTCTGGTGCTACCGCCCTGCGGAGAGACCTCTGCCGCAGGAGCAGTGGGATGCGCTCGACGCGCCGATCGTCGATTGCCGTATCTACAACGTCCCGCAACCCGTGAAGATTCTCTACGACGATCTTCGGCACGAACGGATCGTCTATTACGTTCCGCCCACACTCCATATCCATTAAATCCCTATAACATTATGAATGACGACACACTGATCGTTACCGAAACCGAGGGCGATACGTTCGACTTGCAGCTCTCGGAGTCTTCGACGCCCGAAACCTTTCGACGCCGGGCCGCTTCGCTGACGGGAAGCGGCCTTTCCGAATCCGAAGCGCGGCATGTAGTTGCGACGACGCCCGTTCCGATGGAGATTTTCTGCGACTCCGAGCGCGGAATCTTCGCTGTCGAAGCCGAACCGCTCGCCTACAGCCCGCTGTTCAATCCCTACACGGGAGAGGAGATCCCGAACGAGAACCTCCGAACGGAGGATGCGAAACTTTCCGACAGCCGGATCACAACGGAAAGAGATAAGATGCTGGAACGATACGAGGCGATCGACCGAATACACCGCCGACGCCTCGTCGATCTGATGACAGGAATCGTTTCCGAAATGACGGGCCAAAGCCTCGATTCGGGCAACGAATATCCGGCATCGGACGAACGCCAGGATAAATGCTATGTCACAGCTTTCCGGATAAAACATGCTGTGTTGTATGCCTGCCTGTCGTACGACTACGGAGGGGATCGCTGCGTGCCGGTGCAGGACCTCGAAGTCGGACAGCTTTTCGATGTCTTGCGGATGATGCTGCAAGACCTCTGAATATCATTCCAACCCGTTTGCCCCGTAATCGCCGTTGATTACGGGGCGCATTTGTTTTACCATGAAATTTACCGCTTATGAGCCACGAAATCATCAAAAACATCTTCGTCACCGCCGACCGGCGCGTGATCGTCTGCCATGCGCCCGGCAATATCCAACCGCAGATCTTTCATGAGGAGGAATACGAACCCCTGACCGAACTGTTGCGCAAGGAGGGCTACGAACGCCTGGAGGAGGAAATCCTCTATCTCTTTTTTCTGGGGGTCTGGCAGAACGACCTGCGGCACGGCCGTGCCGTCGCCCGCGCTATCGAGCAGGAGCGGATGGATGTTTACGAACTCTGGAAACGATGCGATCGGGACGTATCGTTCCGACGGGAGTTTATCAGACATTTGGCCACCTATCTCGAACCTTTGACGGTCGAATTGCCGAACCTATAAAACCTCGATACGACTATGCAAGTGAAATTATTGCGTCAGGCCGCAGGTCGGGATGACCGGATCGTCGCGGCCTATGAAGATGTGACCTTCCTGAACGAACACGTCGGATGGTACCCCATTATAAAAGACCGGTTCCGTAAGGCGAACGATATAGTTGTCGTCGTACTGCGTGTCGGCGACGTTTGTTTCGAAGCCGGAAGTATGTTTCGCAGAGGAATGCTCCGCAAGGAATATATCGAAGCGCGGACTGCGGAAGCTCGCAACCTGCGAGCCGCCGTGCAACGCCGTATGGCGAGCTGCCAGTGGATTCCGTCGTCTTACGTGGCAGCCTACGAAGCACTGGGTTGGGATGCCCGGCCGTTGAAGGGGCATCGCACCCGTATGCGCGAACTGTATGCTGCGGAAGACCGAAGACGGGAACAAGTGCGGATCGAACGGGAAAATGACGACAGCGGCAAGAGGAAGCGCGGCTGAGAACGTCATTGAAACGGGCCGAGGCTGCTTTTCGGGAGGGAGGATTCGTCGAAACGGAACTCTTTATTGCCTTGTGCGGCAAATATGGGATCAATATCCACCCCCGGACGCTCGGCATGCTGCAAAGACGGATTGCCGATTTATCCCGAACGCAGATCCATTGCAAAGGCGTGAGCCGAGGTTTCCGTATCTCGTCGTTGCGCGGATGCCGCGAATTGATCGATCGCTTGGCGGAAAAACTAAAATAGATTTTCAAATATTCACCCTGTAATTTAACTCAATATGAAAATTATGTGTCAGGAGCACTACGACGAAGTAGTGTGTTATGCCGAACGAATCGGCGACAAAACATTGGAAGAACGGTTGAACGATCTGAAACGGTGGGAGCGGAATCCGAACTGTCCTTGTGAAATCGAACTGTATAAGGATTCCGCGCCTTATTCCTTTCTTTTCAGGCAGCGCTATGCCGACAGCAGTACAGGCATTGTCGGCGGACTGGTCTATCACGGCACACCCGATCGTTCGGGATGTTACTGCGAACCGAGAATCCGCGGCTGGGAAATTCATACGTGAAATGCGGATTCTGATTTGACAATGAATCTTGATTAATAAATGACGTATAAAAAACGAACCGATGAAACAAAATAAAAGTATTATAGACCGCTATTTCGACTATATGCGGGATAGCTGGTGCGAAGAAGAATGCCGCACGATCTTCGGCACACGGGCTGCGAGCGTGTGGAAAGTGTGGTGCCGAAGTATTGCACCTGACCTGTGCGGTGCAGCCCGACGATTCTATATCGCTCTCGATAGGGGCAATCGGCGGTTGTTGATCGAACACATTGCGTGTGCTGTTCGAGGACAAGACGAGGAATGCCTTTCTAAGGAGCCGAGTGTCCTTGTTTGTCAGGAATGCGGCTCGCGTGAGATACAGATGATGGCGTGGGTCGATCCTAATACGTTGGAGTATGTATCCTCGATAGACGCGGATGCTGACGATCAATGGTGCGATGCGTGTCAGGAGCACATATGGTTTTGCTCGCTCGAAGAGTTCGGAGATAACCTCGATGCCTGGTGGTTGGCAGTGGACTTCCCGAAAATGGAACGGATTACGGGATTGTCTGCGGCGAATTATCCGGCGGATGACGAGGGACAAGCGTTCCTCGATGCCTGCAACACTTGGTGGAAAGCCCTCGACTATGAACGAAAACGGGCTATCTGGATGGAGAACGACCAGAGTCGGACGGAATGACACAGCAAAGACGCAATAGAACCGTGCCCCGAGATCGGCATAACGGATCAAGGGTACCACGGTCTTCCCCCCCCCGAAGAAGTGTAGCGGTTGGTTCCAAGTTTTGCCGAAGGGATAGTAATCTTATGGTCAAGATCGATTCTATCCGGCATTTCCTTCGCCACTACGCGCTTACAATCCTAATGATCGGTCAGAAAATAACGTACCCTTATTTGTATTGTCATTACATATCTAAGAACTCTCTCTATTATGTGAATTTTCTACATCATAATAAAGACGCAGAGCCGTGAATATATTCACGGCTCTGCGTCTTACGTCAATTTTCTGCTGGAACGAACTTGTATTTAAATCTGGTTTTCGAATTTTTAAATATAAATCTTCCGGTTTCCCATTTATTTCCTTTTTTCCATTTAATCTTTTGTGTTTCTGTTATTAATCTATTCTTCTTAATTATAAGAGTATCCCTTTGAGGTGGTCGTATAAATCCCAATATTACACTATCTATAGCCCGCATCATACTATCTTTAGTTTCTTCTGCATATAATGTATTCCCTATTCGAGACCATTTACCTGTCCAATCAATTGCACCTGCATCAAACTTCGAATAAGACCGGTATGTTGAGTCCGGATTAATAGTAATGTAAGAACATTCATAAGGGCCTCTAAGACCTCTACATTTATAACTATATTTCCCGTATTTTAATATCGGAGAACAGGCATATAGCACACAGCCAATCACCAACAATCCAAAAATCCTTTTCATCATTTCTTTTTAGGTAAATAGGTTTTGTTATTAATTCTAAATGCTATATAGTGTTTATCCGCAGCGGATTGATATGTATATTCGTTGGAAAATGGAGTGAAACCGTTTGCCGAATAGACCGTTATACTTTGACTGGGTAGGCCTTTATAGGAGTCTCTACCTTTCCAATCCGATACATAATGTCCAAACATCTCGCCTCGTTCATAAGCTGTTTCTTCATCCGTAAGATCATATAAAAAATTCGATCCCTTTCCAAGTGGGTTGGCGCCTAATTCTCCTTTCTCAAATTGATATGCATGTTTCAATTCGTGAGCAAACAATCCCAAGGGGCTATCAGCAGGGATCAACACATCCATTGTTCCGGCTTCCTCGTTATACACAAAAGCTCCATTCCCATCGTTGCCGTTTGATATGGTAATCCCATATAGCTGGTCTGAATCACGTAAAGCCGCAATTTCTTTCGTTACCTGATCTAATCTCGCATTTCTTGCTTCTGCTTTTTTAATTTTACGGTCTGTTCTTTTACTGTTTTTGGCTGTCCGTCCGGCTTCATACCTTGCAATTTCCGCATTGTTTCTCCGTCTCATGTCGTCTATTTCCTTTTCCAACTCTTCGATCCATTCTTCGAGAGCGTCGGTTGTCTCCATCCCGTTGGGATCGATCAAGCGAATTGGATTACCCAAGCAATAATTGTATTGGCCAATCGGATAGTATTTCTCGGACATCGGATCCTGCTGCAAGAACATTACCCCTTCGGAATCGTAGAACCGTGCACCGAAATCGGCATAATCGATCTCTTGGAATCGCAGATGTTGTTTTTCCTTACCGGAGAAGGTGTAGCGATTATCCGATGTCGGCATGTCGGGCTGCGCCCACTCCTTGCCGAAGGGATAGTAGTCCTTGCGGTCGAGATCTTCGCGGCCTGTCGGCGTCACCTTCGCCACGACACGTGTACTGCCCAGATGATCCGTCAGGAAATAGTGCACCTCCGAACTTGTTCCGTCATTCGTTCCTACGATCCGTCCGCCGCCGAACGACGCGCTCTCGAATGAATTTACTGTTCCGTAGTCCATCGAATATACCAAAGAACCCGCATACTGATAACCGGAGTTTTCGTAATCGCCGACACTCGTCTTCGTGCCGTCGGCCAAATACGAATAGCGGTGCGAAATCTCACCCGAGCCCCAGTTATCCTGTATATACTCCGGTAAGTTAAGAATATTATACGACATTCCAAAACCTGTCAGGGCGTCTTCGGTCATATTGCCATTGGCGTCGTAACCATAGGAACTATTGCTATTCCGCTCTTTTGTGCGTTGATTGCCAATATATTCGAATCCGTAGGACTGCACGTTTTCGTCCGGAGAACCTTATCTTATCCGAAATTTCGGATAAGATCAAAGCATCGTTATCAGAATGCCTTGCTGCGATTACGTCGAGCTGTTCTGCAACATCGACAAAAAACCTCCGATTCGTCCAATAAAAAACGATTACAGGAATGATACCTTTACCTGAGAGCGTATCGACAGAGCTTCGCTTATCTTATCCGAAATTTCGGATAAAAGAATTTATCCAAACCCCAGCATTATCCTAAAAATACAGTTTTTTATTCTGTAAATCATTCTGTTATAGGATGAATAGGTTTGGATAATACATTCCTATATCTTTGCTAATGGCACTAAAGCCAATAGGAAGAATATGAATATAGCACAGTTAAAATTAAGCCAGAAGAAGTTACTGGACAACCTCGTTTCCCGTGGTTATGACATTCAGTACATCAAAGGAGTAAAATTTGTTTTAAGACTTCTTTTTGAACATGAAGGATGTTTTCATTCGTATGAACAATTTGCAGAAAAGTTTATCCGTACAAGGGGATATACAAAAGCGACATTGGATCTTAGGATGATGCATTTACGTACTATCCAAGCATATGATGAATTTGGGCACTACCCGGACAAGAAGTCCTTTGTTCCGTTATGCTATCCTTCCAGGTATAATATGCTTAACCCCAGTTTTCAGAAAGTTATAGACATTTACCGGAAACGTGCCGCAGAACATAAAAAGAAGTCCACAGTAAAAATGGAAACCGATGCCGTTACAATGTTCCTTTTTGAGATGCAAAAGTTCCACGTCTCTTCATTGGATGAAATCAAAGAAGAACATGTTTTGTCCTTTTTCCTTAAAGAAGAACAGCAAAAGCGTTCAAGGACATATTGCGGTCACATAGCGTCAGCCCTTAAAGAGTTGGGGGATTTATACGACATGAAAAAAGTATTAGGTTATTTCCCTGATTTGAAATATGAAAGGAAAAACTTCAACTATCTTAAGGATGATGAAATCAATGTGATAAAAAATGCTTTGTCAGACTCTAACAATATTTTGACTTTCAGGGAAAAAGCTATAGTTTCATTGGCCTTATATACTGGCATAAGAGGATGCGACATTGCCAACTTGAAATTGACAGACATAGATTGGAAGAAGGAACGAGTCAGCTTCGTCCAGGAAAAGACTGGTAATCCGATAGTGTTGCCCCTTCTTCCTCATGTTGGAAACTCATTGTTTGATTACATACGTAATGAACGGGACAATGAGGCCGGATCCGTGTATCTGTTTCCCAACAAGAAGAATGCGACAGAAAGGTTGGAGAACAAAAGTATCGGCACCATTGTCAATACAGTCTTTGAGAAACTAAACCTTAGAAAAGGTGAATCCGGGCGTGGAGTCAGCGTATTTCGGCACAACCTCGCCTCTAAATTACTTGGTAAAGGTACCGAGATTAGGGTCATCAGCCATATTTTAGGACATATCTGTTCTTCATCTATAGTCCCATATATAGATGCTGACATCCCTCATCTGAGAGAATGCGGAATCAATATTGAATGTTATCCAATAAGAAAGGAGTTGTTCGAATGAAAACAGATTCACATCTACCCCAATTTGCAGATTTGATGTCTGAATATGTCAATTTCATCTCTGGTATCGGAAAATGTGACTATATAACCCGCATATACCTGAACTCTTTCGCCAAGTACTGTATGAATCATGGCGGAGTGCTGTCGGATGATATTATCTCCGGATGGGCATCAAGGACAGATAAGGAAAGCTATTATACAAACCGTAACCGATGCATTATTTTGAGGCGCTTCATCCGTTATATCCGGTCGAAATATGGGGCACCGTTCAAATTGCCATCATATCCTCCGGACATAAAATACACACCTAAGCCAAAGCGTATTCTTGTTTCAGAACAGCCATACTCTTATTCCGCAATATCCCATATAGTCAAGAAATATGAACTTTACAAAAGAGCCTCTGGAAAATTCAGTAGGCGGACAATGGACAAGATTCGCCGTTTCAATGACTTCTGCGCCCATAATTATCCGTCAGCCGAAGCTCTTACAGAAGAAATTGTCCTTGATTATTGCAAGAAGAAAAAAACGGAATCCGCAAAGTCATGCAATAACAGAATTGTAGGTGTCAGAGGATTTCTGAAATATGCGAATAGCCGTGGTTTCGTAAATATTCCTCTTCCATCCACCATTCCAAGAGTCAATGTCACATCATTCGAACCACATCCGTTTACTCCAGAAGAGCTTGCAAGATTCTTTAATGAAGCGGACAATCTCGAACCTCCAATAAATTGCCGTGACATGAGGGCTGCGCTTATGAAAGTGGAAGTTCCGGTCTTTTTCCGACTTTTGTACAGTACAGGGATGCGTACAACAGAAGCCCGTCTGCTCAGAGTAGAAGACGTGGACTTGCAATCCGGTGTTATAAATATAAGATACACAAAGAGCATAGATGAACATCGGGTTGCCTTGCACGAATCCATGTGGTCGCTATTGCAGATGTATAATGTCAAAATGGAAAATCTTATGCCCGGAAGAAAGATATTCTTTCCTAACGAGTACGACAAACCATATTCCGGAGAATGGGTAACGGCAAGTTTTAAGAAAGTATGGAAGAAAGTCAGTACGGCACACGCAAGAGCATATGATTTTCGCAGTCACTATGCGGTCGTGAACATAAACGGTTGGGATCACTGCGGCATTGAATGGATGGACAAACTCTTATATCTCAGCCGTTCCATGGGACACCGTTACATTCAAAACACATTATATTATTACAGGCTTGTACCGCTGTTTGCACACCAGTTGGAAAATCTGACAGGAGGTGGGTATGAAGAACTTTTACCTGATTTAAACGACTATTTTGAATATGAAGACTAAAGCAGAACATTCAATTATCGCCGATGCCATCCATGAGTGGCATACGGTTTATCTTCCGTGTATAAGGAATCTGAGCCATAACGCTTTAAAATCATACGGAGAGGGAATGGGAATCTATATAGATTTCCTTGAATCCTCGAAGGGAGTCACCTCAAATACCATTTGTGGGGAATGCTTCCGTAAGGACTGGATTGAAGAATGGATTGCGTGGCTGAAAGAAGTAAGAAAATGCAGCCCGCAAACATGCAATCATCGTCTCTCCATATTGAAAAATTTCCTCCGTTTCCTTGCGCACAAGAAAATCCAATTCATAAAATATGATTGTGATGCCGCTGAAATAAAAAGAATGCAGCAACCTAAAAAACAAGCGGAAGTAATCACAAAAGATACAATCAAACGGATTTTTGCAAGCATCAATACACGGACATTGATAGGTAAGAGGGATTTTGCCTTGTTCAATCTTTTATATAGTACCGGAACAAGAATAGATGAAATATTATCATTAAGGCTGTCGGCACTGCACCTGGATGAAACGAAAAGTTACATTCTTGTTTTGGGTAAAGGGAATAAACAACGTACCATTTATTTGTTGAACAGCATGGTAAAAATACTGAAACATTATGTGAAGTTGTTCCATCCGGCCAATCCGTTACCTTCTGATTTTGTATTTTTCCCCATATATGGCCATGCAAACAAAAAAATCACTTCAGAAGCGATTAGCAAGCGGTTGAAAATGTATGTTAGAATTGCGTCTCAGGGGCTACTTGAAATTCCTGCGGATTTTCATTGCCATAGTTTTCGGCATGCACGGGCTACCCATTGGTTGGAAGACGGTGTAAACTTGGCGCAGATACAAAAACTATTGGGGCATGAGAGCATCGAAACGACAATGAAATACGTAGGAGTTTCATCAGAACAAATGGTACAAGCTTTATGCTCTATGGAAGACAATCTGACTTTAGGCGTTGAAAAGAAATATAAGAAAATCAGAAATAAAGATTCATTAGCAACAGTTCTTGGATTGAGATAATACTTAGTAATAAATGAGGGACTGTTCTTGAATAATGGAACACTCACTCTTTATTATCTGCTACTAAAATATAACAATTTACTGATATTCAATACAATAAAAAGTCAAGTTGGGATAATATTTTGGTTTGGATAACTTCTGCTTGCCACGCTCGCCTACAATGTCGGTCCGTACCGTCTTTTGGGGAGTGGGAAGATACCCAAAAGCACGCTAATCCGAAAGCTGGAGGCGGGTGACAGGAACATCTACCGGGAGTATATCGCTTTCTGTAACTATAAGGGGAAACGCCACGCCATGCTGCTCAAACGAAGGAAGGCTGAGTTTGCGCTGCTGTATGTACCATAAAGAATAAGTGTCTGACGAAAGAAACTCCGATGAAGCCGCCAACTTCATCGGAGTTTCAGTTTTCATACATTCGGGATTGTCCCTTTGCCTGCAACCTCACCGTCCCTGCAATGCTCTATGATACCGGGTGAAAATCCCATGCTGCCGATTGCGATATGCCGGATATAGTCTGTATATTCCTGACCTTGAAAATTCCTGCCCGTAAGGTTCTTGAAAACCATCTTTATGCTTATGCCGTCGTTGCTGTACAAGATGGTTTTTCCGTTCTGTCTGATTGTTTCCATGATTAAAACTTGTTTTTGTGAATACTATCGTAGATTGGTACAAAGGTTTCTTTGCCTACTTTCTTATCCGCCATCATGCTCATGAAAGAAAGTAGGCGGCTTTTGCCGCCCACCCCTCAAAAGCGGGTGTAAAGTCCCGTTACCATCGTGAACATTTCCTCCAGCATATCGCAATATATCCCCTCGTGCGTTTCAATGTCCTTCGTCCTGCTCTCGAATGTCTTTTTGCTGAACGTCTTGCGGTAGAAACGCATATTGTATAGGTCTGCCCCTCCGTCATAGATGATGTCAAGGCGGTTGGCACTGGTCTTGTTCCTCGCAAGGCTCATGCGCAAGCCGTTGCCCATGTCTGTGAAGTCTTTGCTTCCCGTCATGGCGGCAAAGCGTCTGCCGCCAATCTGCTCTAAAATTGTCTTTGCTATCATATCCGTTGTCTTTTAGGTTTATGGTTCGGGCGGTGCGGACACCGCCCCAATGTTCAAAATTCTGTTTTCTCGGTTATGGGTGTGCATTTTTCCAGCCACTCTTTCAGACATTCCATGCTATACTCGCTCGTGATGACTGCCGTATGGCTGTCAATGGCAGTGAAACGGCTGCTTTCATAGCTGTCTATCCACCCCTTTAGGGTATCAACTCCCCACGCTTCGGCATCGTCAAAGATGCCGTCCAATGCCGTAATGGGTTCGCTGAATTTGACTATCAGCGTTTGGTAGCCTGCTTCGTTCATCGCTTCTCCTCCTTCCTTTCCTTTGCCGTTAGCCACTTGTCCCGTGCGGCTCGACATTCGTCTAATGTGGGTTTGACACAAGAGAAAAGTTCCCCGTCCGTGTGGCGGTAGTCGTATTGCACAAGGGTGCGTTTGCGTCTGTCGATACCCGTTTGGAATTTCTCGTAGTTCTCCGTTCCTGCCGATTGGCAGGTGCTTACTCCGTTAATTGTCATTTTGTTGCCATAGTCGTTGTTATTTAGATGATTAGAAATGTACAGACAGCACTCTGTGTTGCATCACCATTTCGGGGTCGCTCGTGTAGCGTTGGTGCAGGTAGAAATGATGAGAGCCGAAGCCGTAAAGGAAGAACTTGTCAAGTTCGTGTTTCTCGGCAAAGTCCTTGACGCTCGCCCTTAATTGCTCCTCACTCTGACAAAGAGTGAGGAGGTTCATAAATTCAAGGAACATCGTGGGGATTTTATCATCCCATAGGAAAACCATGCTTTCAAATCTTACTTCCATAATGTTAGTTGTTAGATGTCGATATTATGCCGCTTTCATCCGCTGGCGGATAAGGTTGGCGTTCTTGTTCACAAGGGCGATGATGCGGTCGTGGTATTCGGAGTTCTCGTTGCATACGCCACGACACTGCACCACCTCAAAAGTTTTTAGTGACACCTCTATCGTTTCAATTCGTTTTCCGTCAATGGTGGCGGATAGGATAAGGGAGTCTTTTCGTTTGTGGTAACCGCCCACACAATGGTGCATCGTCCTTCCTTCCTCTGCCATTTCTTCCACGCTCTCTATGACTTTGACGCAAATAAGGCTGTCGGTAAAGGCAAGTCCGAAGAATATGCCCTTAGCTTTCAGATATTGTTTCTCGTCCTCAATCGCTTTCCTGCGTTGCTGTTCAGTCCGCTCATGTTTCCTTTGCAGGTTGCGCTTTGCCACCAACTTGTCGTGTTCAACTTTGAGGTCGGCAGGGCAAACGTATTTCGGGCTGTTTGTGTCCTTGCCGAAATGACGCAGGAGGTCTATGGTGTCACGCCACATTGAGCCGTCCTCAATAGTATAGCCGTTGCGGATACATATCTTGATTGAAGCCCAATACTCTCCAATATTGAAAGAGTGGTACAGATAGTAGCGCAACATGGGATATTGCCCTGCCTTCAACAGCGTTTCCGCACGGCTGTCCGACAATAATGCCGGTATTAGTTTGGTGGGTACAATGTCGTGGAAATTGCCGTTAAAGCCGTTTCTGCGGAGCGTCGGCAACACCTTATATCTTGGATATATCGGGGAATATGAGATATGGCGGTACGCTTCATTGTCATTGCGGATAGCAAAAGGAGAAGCGAATGAGAACGTGTCGATGTAGCATCCCAATGTGCGTGGAATGGCAACAACAGCCTTACGCCCTTGTTCATTCCACCAATACTGCCCGATTTCAAGGGCATAGGACTTGGCATTAACCCCTTTCTCCATACCCACGACAAGCAAGAACATTCGTAGCACTTGGTATTCTCCGCTTGTGGTAAGGGTTGTGAAATACTGCTTTTGTCTTACCTTGCGCTGATAGGTGAGGCAGACTTTCAAACTTGCTCCACATTCGGGACACGTACAATGCTCGGTCTGCTCCGTCATTACCCAACTATGACCGCAATCCATACAAGTGGTACGACCTTTCGGCAAGCGGTGTGCATAATGCTCCACGCAATTACGGAATGCCCAATTTATCTGTATCGGGGTTATCGGGCGTAGTTTCTTGCTTTGGGCAAGAACTGCTTTTTCAAATTTGTTTCTCGGTTTCATAAGCCAAAATCAAATAATGAGGGTTGAACTTGGGTTTCTGTTTTCGCCTTTGTCGGCTTGGTGCGGTTCTGCAACTTGCGGAGTTCCTCGTCTTGGTATCTGCGGACTGCCTGCTGACGTGCTTCTGCTTTTTCCTCTGCCGTGAGTTCCACAATGTGGTTCACCGCCACTTGGCATTGGATAGGCTTGCCCACCTCAATCTCGTTCTCGTCATAGTAGTGTACTGCTTGTCCGTATATCTCTCCGTCCGTGAAGCCGTTACAACCGCTTTTCTGCACATAGTTCAGAATGTAGGTTACGCAATCGTCAATGTTCTTGGCTGGATTGCGGTAGTTCTTCGCAAAGAGCGTGTCTTCCTCCGCACGTTGTTCCAAATACATCTGTATCGTTCTCTTGAAATGGTCTGTTCCTTTCATATCGCTGTCGTTTTTATGAGTTGTCAAATAGTATGTTTCAAAATCTCCCTCCAATAAATCGGCTCAACCTCGCTCAATAGGAAGTCTATAAAGTCCTTCCGTGCGTCCTTGTTCAGTTCGTGGTAGAGTCCACGGAACACGGACATATTGCCGTTGAGGTATGTTTCCACCATGTACTCGAAGATGTTGCCCACCTCGTAGTATCTGCATTGTTGCTCCACTGTCTTGCTTCTTCTCTTTGCCATGTCGGTAGGGATTAAAGGGTGAATAACCAAAGAATGAAGCCGAAGAACAGGATAACGGAAAGAATAGCCACGATTACCCCTATTGCCACTCGGAACACTCCGTTTATTATCTCTCTGACGATGTACCAAAGGATGCCGGACACCCAAAAGGCGGTGCGCATGATTAGGGTGCATATCGCAAGCCCTATGTATTGCGCCATTTGTCTGAAATTTACCGTTGCTGTCATAGCCGTATCATTTGTTAAGTTCCACGATGCTGTCTATCCTGCCGTATAGGAAACTGCGGAGTGCGGTCTTGTCGGTAGCCTTGTATTCCGCCCAATGTCCATACTGCTTTACAATGTAGGTTCGGAGAATGTCGGAAAAGTCAAACATCCAACCTTGCAAGGGTACTGCGCTCTTGAAATAGGTGTTGCTGTTCACGTTGCGTGTAAGCCAATCCTTTTCCTCTCGGCTCAATTTCTCACCATTGTTCAGTTTGGTGCGAAGTCCGTACACCTTGCTGCCTTGCAGGTTCTCCAAACTTGGTACTTCCCATGCCACGAATTTTGTTGCTATTGCCGTTCTCATATCCGTTTTGTTTTTGATTTTTTGTTTTTTAATGCGGATTCAAGAGCTGAGGGAGTTGAGTTTCAAACTATCTTATCTGCTTCTCGTTTATCCGACATTTTTTTTAATGCGTCTTTCTGTCGCATCGGTCGTTTTCGTTTCGGGTGCTTAAAAAGGTAGGGATTAGGGAATGCAAGGTTTTTCGGAAAAATACTACCCGAAAGGCTGGAGATTTTTCCAGAAAACAGGAGGCTTGACCTTGCTTTCCCGTACAATCCCGGAGTTACCTTTGCACCCAGCACGAAAATGACTGCCTGATGCGGCTCACTGAAAGGCGCGAAAATGGAGGTAAACGGAAGTGGAGGCAGATTAGACAGGAAAACTTCAAAAGAGAAATCCGTGAAAAAGACATCCCCAACAGAAAAGAACATAGCCGGTAGCGTGAAACCGAGCAAACCATCGGCAAGGAAGTATGTTTTTATCTGTTTGGCCAAACGTGTTTGGTCGGATGGATAAAATCATTCTTCCCGGTTTGTCTGCCGTGAGTGACGGCTTGTTCCATTTATGGAATGTGCGGTCATACACGGCTTTCCGCTTCCGGCTCAAAAGGACAACGAAAAAAGAAAAATCGTCAAAACCCCGTAAAAGCACCTCTTTGGCATAAGCACAAAAGAAAGGGGCCTTGTCTCATCAGTCTAAACTATTGTTTAGGCGTGAGGCAAAGCCCTTTTCTCCGCTTATGCGGCAGTCGGCACACGTTCGTTCAAAATCTTTTTGGGCGATGGTGTGCTGACGGATAAAATCGCTTTTACGGAAAAACTTGTGTGAGAAGAAAAAATCAGGAGATTCATTTCTAAATCTCCCGTTTTATTGTTACTTTTGCATACGAAGAGTTCTTTGAAGGTTACGCAACGCACAGAAGAATAATGCAGTAGATAACTAACTAATTCGTAACCTATTACTATTATGAGCGATTACCCAATGCTCATTTCCAATAAATTACACTCTTTTCGTAACTTCTCTTTGCAAAGCACATATAATAGGATGAATTTGTGAATGTCGTTGTGTAGGTAGAATGATCTATTATGCGGTAAAACTCCTTGTCTTTCCACTCTTTGAGTTTTTGCCTTAATCCATACATAACTGCTGCTTTTACATTTGGGTCTGCTTCGCGGCTCTTTTTACCCTTTACGCGGAATGTAATCTCAAAATCTTTTGAATCTCCGATATAGTCCAATATTTTGGTTAATGATTTTGGCGGGAGTTTAACCCAAAAACATTTGGTAAACTTTTCAATCGACCAATCGTAAACAAACAGCACAGCCCACCAAAATTTATTTACGTCCAATCCGAAGCCTTTAATTGTCGCTATAATATCCGTTTCCTGCAAAAACATTTCTTTTGTAAACGGGGCTTTTATCTTCTCCTGACAGACCCTATCCCAAAATCTGCGTGGGAAAGTGTCTATGACTTCATCACCCATATAATTCCAAGAATCGGTAATCGCATATACATATTCCAACTCTTTTTCTTCTTGTTCGTCGGCTTCATAAAAGACAAATCCTAAATCGTCGGTTCTAATACTCATAATCCAAATTATTTTATTTCCAAATTTAGCGAATTTCGCTGAAAAGCCCTCATTTCGGCTCCCGATAAAGAATTCCCCGATTCATTTGTTTGCTGAAAATAACCTCTGTACCTTTACAGAAGCCAGCAAGAGGGATAAGGGCGATGCCTAAATCTGTCCCCTGCTTCGTGCTCAAAAGTGGCACTTATACCACTACCTACCCAACCAACACCTAATTTAGGCTCTCGGCTCTGAAGAGCCTCAAACCCGATTTTCAGACTATGCTGTACTATGTAACGCAAAACAAATGATTCGACAACCGAAAAGCCGCCAAAGCCGCATTAGGCTCCGCCTGCTTTCGGAAATTATTAAAAACAAAAGAAATACTATTTACTAATTACGTCGCTAACGATGAATTATACAACGATTCCAAAATCAATTTGCCAGCTTCAGACGGGCAACGGCAAACCGACCGACATTTACGTTTGAGCAACGATTAAATGCAAATCGGACTACAAGACACAGACAAGCCATATAACGGAAGAAAGGCTGTCCCAAATAACGGGAGTAAATATCCGTACCGTCAAACGGTCTGTCCAACGATTAAAGGAGTGCGGAGCAATGCAGGTTACAACCCGCATAATCGACGGATGCAAACGCCGTAATTCCTATTATATAGCCAATCCCCAAACGGATTTCTATTTCGTGGATAACCGATTCTTTACAAAGAGCCACCCGCCGAAAATTGCGGGCTTTCTGCTCTTATTAAAGGCTATATGTCTTAATAATACGAATTCTATCCTCCTTTGAAATATCGGACAGATTGCCGATGCTGTCGGAATGAATCGTAATACGGTTTCCGCTCTTATTAAAGAGAGTAACGGATTAGGTCTGATTAAGGCCCTGCCGAACGGCTACGAAATAACGGATGATTGCTTTATAAACCCGCCGCAGAAAGACACGGCACACGCCGTCTATAATGAAATATGCCGATTCTGCATGACAAAGGGAACGAATCCGCCACAATGAAATGAACGGGCAATGAATCGGATTCTTACTAAATACAACATTACGAATCTGTCGGCCGATAATCCGCTGTCGGTTACTTATGCCCTTAATGAACGGTGCAAGATGATTCCCGAATCCGTGTCGCTGGCTTATTTCGTTAAAGTGTTATGCACCCAAGACCCGATAAAGGCAAACAAGCTACATTCACAATCTTTTCTACTCACATAATATACTTTCGTTCAGACGCTCCGATTTTATAGTCGGGGCGTTTTGCTTTGATACCCCGACCGAGCGGACAATCCCTATTTTTCACCCCTCCCCATTTTCGGATGGAAAACCGAATTTTTATCTATTCCATTAATAGGATTCCACATAAAACAGACCACCCCCTATTTATGCCCGAAACCATCTAACAGCATAAGATTATTGATATTACATGAAGTTGGATTACTACTGATAAGCGATAAACAAAAACTTAACCGCTATGTACGAAACACAAGAGAGAGCTAAACGGATTACGGACATCCATGTTTTATGGGGACAAAGCACGGTTATCGAAGAGCTGATCCAAGCGGGGAAAATCGACGAGGAATACCTCTATCCCTTTAATGGGGACGAGGTGTTGGAATGGTGGCTTGTTACTCCGTGGCTGGCCGAACGACTGAAAGAGCAGGGCGAAATCATCATCGACGAATTAGGGTGTCGTTGGTGGGGACGGCTGACAAGCGGGCAGGCTATTTACATGGACGGCGTAATACAAGAAATCTGCGGGAACGATTAACCCAACTTACAACTAACAAAGTTTCGATTCCATACTCCCGACTATTGGATAGAAACTTTGTTTTCAAGAACTTTGCACAATAAAAGCGCAGCAAATTTCCATAGAGTGTTCTGTCTTTTAGAAACATTTTCTATCTTTGTGTCGTTACCGAATAGGTAACTAACATATTAGTAACGTGAAAGTGTTTCGCGTTTACTCTCACATAGAAATCTGACAGTTTCAATAGGTACGGGAGTAAGCAAGACAGACACTCTTCATTTGTGTAGCTATATATCATCCCGATATATACTGCCAAGTGTGGGGATTTGCTTATTTGTACCAAGGTTTTGTCAGAACCTCTATGTGGATAAGCGAACAACTCCACACTTTCTTTTTGCATATAACCCACCGCAACAGGAGTTGATACGGTAAGACTTGAAACACTTGTTCAACTTAAATAATCTTACTATGAAAAAATTATTTTTATTTGTGCTTACTGCAATGATGATTTGCAGTTGCTCGAAAAGCGAAACAGAAGACAACCCCAACCCAAATCCAGAATCATCCGTAACAGGAATGTGGCTGACCCCCGACGCATTGACCTTTGAATCAACGGGAGGATCGGAAACTGTTTGGCTTAATCTCAATTATAGCGGAACTTCCACAAATGCTCAATGGAAACTGACGGGCGGCGAATCTTGGTGTACGGCATCTAAAACGAGTGGAGGAGACAACGAACAAATCACTTTCGAGGTAACAGAGAATAATGATCCAGATGAACGAAATGCAACGTTTACTTTTACATGTGGATCGGTTTCGACTAAACTTGTCGTAACGCAGAAACAAAAGGATGCCTTGACTGTTACATCGTCCAAAATTGAAATGGACTCCAATGGAGGAATTGCGATAGTTGAAGTCAAAGCCAATATCGACTATGAATATGAAATAGGAAAAGACTGCAAGGATTGGGTAACACTCAAGGAAACTCGCGCACTTCAGACAACAATGCTTTCATTTGATGTTGCCCAAAATACAGACTTTGAAAAGCGGGAAGGAACGATTACTGTTTTTAGCGACGGATTGTCCGAAACCATAACTATTTATCAAGCGGGAGAAGAGCCTACTATTGTACTGACACAAAATAAATACGATGTTTCAGGTGATGGGGAAACGATAAAGGTGGAAATAAATAGCAATGTTGATTTTCAAGTAACGATTCCATCTGATGTAGATTGGATAAAAGAAACATGGACACGGGCTATCTCGACACATACAAAATATTTTAAAATAGCTACTAATTCGCCTAATCAATCTCGAAGTGCGGAGATTTTATTTACAAATACGGAATATAGCCTTTCAGAAAAAATCATCATCAATCAAAAAGCGGCATCTTATGTAACCGTTCATGTCGTTCAAAAGGGAGGATTATCTGATGTACTGGTTGATAAAGAATTAAATCCCGAATCTATTATTTCCATGAAAATAATAGGGGAATTAGATGCCGAGGATTTTTTGACAATCCAGAATATGATAAACCTAAAGAATCTCGATCTTGAAGAAGTGAACCTAACAGAGCTTCCGACAAAGGCTTTTTATAAAATGAAAACCATTGAGAATCTTATATTACCGCATACATTAACGATCATTAACGACAGTGAATTTTATCAAAATTCACTGAAGTCGATAATAATTTCCTCAAATGTGGAAACGATAGGAGAATATGCATTTTACGAGTGTCCATTAAAATCCATTAACATCCCAGCGAGTGTAAAGGCGATAAACAAAGCGGCTTTCATGAATTGTTCATCATTAGCAACCATTACCTTTTCAAAAGGTTCTATGCTGACAAAAATATGCGGAGGAAAAGGTTTTTTGAGCCATGGAGAGAAATATTATTATGGAGCATTTGCAAATTGCACGGCATTAACTTCCATTGAGATTCCCGCAAATGTAGAAATCATTGAAGAAGCGGCGTTTAAAAATTGCACAGCTCTAACGACCGTCACATTCGAGAATAACTCAAGTTTAAAAACGATATGTGGAGCAACCTATGACTATTCTTATTACGGCGGAGCATTTTCTGATTGCATTTCGTTGATTTCCATTGAAATTCCTGCAAGCGTAGAAACGATTGAAGCTGCTGCATTCAAGGGGTGTTCCAAGTTGGCAACCGTAACCTTTGAGAAAGGTTCTCAACTGAAAACTATCGGTGGTGGCTATTCTAATTCTTCTGATTATTATGGTGCTTTCTCGGATTGTCCTATAACCTCTATTGAAATTCCAGCAAGCGTAGAAACGATTGAAGCGGCGGCATTCAAGGGGTGTTTGGCATTAGCAAAAATTACTTTTGAGAAAGGAATCAATCTCAAAAAAATTAGCGGCGGTTATTCTGAAAATAGAAATACAGATGGCTATTTTTATGGGCATGGGGCATTTGCAAAATGCACGGCATTGACATCAATTGAAATTCCTGCAAGTGTTGAGGTAATTGAACCTGAAGCGTTCTGGGGTTGTTCCGCTTTAATAACAGTGTCCTTTGAACACGAATCGCAATTAAAAATCATTCAAGGCAGTTACGAAAAAATCTATGTAGGTCACAGTCCTAACGGATATAACCGCTATTATCGTAGCGGTGGTTTCAGAGGACTTGCAAATCTTACGACATTCGATGCCTCTAATTGCTCGCAAATAGAATCAATTGAACCAAGTGCCTTTTATCATTGTTCTAAACTGCAATCGGTCAAGGTTGGTACAATGATTCCACCCACTTGCGGCATTGATGCTTTCTCAGAATTAAATTCATATACCATATTGACGGTACCAAAGGAAAGCATTGAGGCATATAAACAAGCAAATGAGTGGAAGAATTTTACAAATATTACAGCATTAAATTAAGCTCAATATTTTATGAAAACTCTTGATTTAATATTCTTCGGACTAAAGGGAAAAATAAACGGGCCAAAGGCTCTAAAAGAGTTGGAATCACTCGGAGTTATAAAAGGCAATAAGATAGTTTATGATGATAATGATAAAATCTTAGAGGCTAAAATATATGCAATAATTGACAAATATTTCGGGCAACACTGATTTGTAAATTGAGTGACAGACTTTGTAAAAAGGTTAATCTATAAGACCCTTTTGCAGAGTTTGTCACTTTCTTATTTTGTTTATTCCGCTAATAATCTTATCTTTATAAAGATAAATAACAATCAAATTTTAGCTAAAATGAACAGATACAAACAACCTAAAACAGAATGAAAGACCGACGCATGAGAGGATAAGCAGATAATCCAAAAGGCGGTTAAATGGAGCCAAACAGAGGGAATAGTCCTGCTTGTAGGAAAACCCAAAGACGAAATATTTCCCGAAACATTTATCTACATGTTTGCCCCTAATATGGCAGACATTACAAAGCCCGTCGAAATTGTCCTTACAAAGAACCGACAATACATATTTGGATGAAAGTGCGAACTTAACGAAATGGACGGGATAATCGGCACAATGACGGCTAACGAGGCACAAATCGAGGGAACGGGCGAAAAGGTGAATTTGTTCGACTACCACGTGAAAGCCGATACAATCCTATTCCAATACGTCACACCCGACGGACGGGACGAGGTAGTGAAATTCCCGTTAGCGGGATTTTGCGAAAACTATCTGATGCAGTTTGTAAAATAATTCGGTGGAATTGAATTGCATCGTATCTATAAAGGTTAAGGAGAAAGGGCCGAAAAAATGCGGCGTTTTCCCTTATACATAAAATTTCAGATTAAAAACAAGGCAAATTTTTTCGTTCATTAGTTAGTTTGCGACAATTTTGATTATTTTCTGTAAAGGTCGTCGAGAATGAAGCAGTCCACACGGTTGCCCGTGAGCGCCCCCTCGCGGCCGACAGAGAGCAGGCCGCCCCGGTGACCGATGATCTCCACCTCATCAGCCGTACGCAGGTACTCCGGAGGCCTGGCTCCCCGCTTGATGGTCGTTTCCGGGAAAAAGGCCGCATATTCGGGCGAATCGATGATACGCTGCACGCGCCGGTTGAACTTCGAAGCCAACGAAGCCGAATAGGAGGCGATGGCGATCCGCAGATCGGGATTGCGCCCCAACAGGTAGGCGGGCAGCAGGGTCGAAGCCCCGACGCTCTTGCCATGCTGGGGCGGCATGGTGACGATAAGCCGGCGGACGCGCCCGGCGGCGAATGCCTCCAGTACGCGGTAGTAGGCCTCGTGAAACCACCGGAACTCCAGAAAGGGATAGACTCCGGCGGCAAACAGGCCGAACGGAGGCAAATCCCCCGCAGAAGCCGGTTCTGCGGGGGACAAGTCCTTCAATACATCTATATTCATAGGTCAGTAGTTTTTAAGCTCCGCCCGGTGGCACGGCGCTGCCGAAGGGAGGCGGAGGGTTTCGATACGCACGGGTCGGCCGGATTCCAGAATCGCCGCATCCGACAATCGCAGAACAGCGTTCAACTTTTCGAACGACAACGGAAAAACGGAACCGCCCGTTGCAGCGGGTATCGAAAACCAAGAACAATGTGTTCGGAAAAAGACCGCAGGAGGCGCCGCTCCGGATGGGATGTGCGATCTTGCGGAGTCGAATCAGAAGAGGTACTCCTTAAGCTCGGAAAAGGAGAAATCGTTGGGGCGTTCCCCCGCTTGGTCGGATGTATGGAATTCCCACCAGACGGGAACCAGGTCGTCGATTCGATCGGCGTCGCCTTCGGGCAGACACTCCTTCGAACGATAGATTACGATCGAGGCGACGAAACGACACTCTTTCGAACCGTAGTCGAATGAAAACGAACCGGAATAGAAACTCTTCTCCCCGATTTCATCCAACAGCTTGCGAGCGACGATACCGTATAACTCCGGAATAATTGGATAGGTCATCGTAAAAGAATTTAGTTCAATAAAAATTTTGCATAAACAAAATAAATCGTTTAACTTTGCAAGACAAAGATAAGTTCAATTTTTGAATTTAATACAAGAGAATCAAAATATTTACCATAAAAAATTTTGATACGATATGACGGGGGATCGCTTAAAACTATTGAGAAAGACAATAGGTCTGACACAAGAGCAGTTAGCTCAACGATTAGGCATCGGAAAGGCCGCCCTTTCGATGATCGAAACGGGCAAGGCGGCGCTCTCGTCCCGGAACAAGAACATCCTGGTTCAAGAATTGAATGTCAATCCGGACTGGCTCGACAGCGGAGAAGGGGAAATGTTCAATGCCGAACCCGATCTGACCGCCTACATGCACCGCACGGACAACACGCTGCCGCTGCAAAGCGTCCCCCTCTACTCCATAGAAGGGACGGCGGGCCTGGTGCCGCTCTTCGCCGATCACGCGCAGACGCGGCCCGTCAATTTCATCCACATCCCCAACCTGCCCAAGTGCGACGGTGCCATCTATATCGTGGGCGACTCGATGTACCCGCTGCTCAAAAGCGGCGACATCGTACTTTACAAACAGCTCAAGGATATCGGCGACATCTTCTGGGGCGACATGTACCTGCTCTCGATCGACATCGACGGCGAAGAGTACATCACGGTCAAATACATCCAAAAATCCGAGCGGGAAGGGTACGTGAAACTCGTCAGTCAGAACCCCCATCACGCCGACAAAGAGGTGGCCGTGGACCGCATCCGGGCCCTCGCCCTGGTCAAGGCCAGTATCCGGATGAATTCGATCCGGTAG